AGTTAATCACATTCTTAGCATTTCTGATGTTTGCAAGCACACTTATCCAGGCACAGAACGGTAAAGGTTGGTCAAAAATCCTTAAAAAACAAAATTTCCGTGATTCTACTTATGTAGAAAAGGGAATTAAATTCCCGGATGGAACGATAGGTACAACCGGGTTACTCTCAGGCGACACGATATCGCTCTCATCCGTGGCCGTGATGCTGGCCGATAGTACATCCGGTTACGTGACGCCATATCAATTGCAGGATTCATTGTCTAATCATAAATCGCTTGACGCGGTGCCACGTGACAGCTTATATATTGACGCTGCCGGTTATCTGCATGCGATTGCAAACGGTTATAATTACAGGTACGCGCCTCATGATAGTACGGAACTGGATTCGCAATTGCTGACGGATTTAACGGCGTACTGGTCGCTTGAAGAGACAACCGGATCGGCGGTCGATAGCTCCGGGAATGGATGGACCGGTACCCTTTCCGGAACCATCAGCCAGGGGACCGGTGGCAAGTTGGGCAAAGCTTACAACTTTGAAGCGGATAGTAGCGGGTACCTCAATTTTGGTAATACGCTTGGTTCGTCGTTTGGAACGGCTGATTTGTCGGTAAGTTGCTGGGTTAATATTGAATCTCAGGTAGGAAATCGCGGCATCGTAGGAACTTGGAATGGGGAAAATGCTTGGTGGATTTATACGGCCAGTGGTACGATAACAGCCGTTGTAAATTGGGGTGGTAGTAATGTACAAACGGTATCAAACAGCACAATAAGTACCGCCGCCTGGCATCATATCGTATATACCGCCGATCGCGACGGTTACGCAAAATTATACATCGACGGAGCCTTGCAGGCTGACAGTGACGATATTAGCGCAGGTTCAGGCTCGAATCTGCACACTACAAACGAATTGAACGTCGGGGTATGGGGCGATCGTTACACAGCAGTGTGTTTTGACGGCAAGATTGATGAAGTCGGAATTTGGTCACGTGTGCTGACGGCGGATGAGGTCAGCGATCTCTATAATTCAGGCTCCGGCTTGTCATATCCTTTCTGATTATGAAAAAGTTAATCATTTTTTTGTCGCTATTATTGCCGCTAACGCTCGCGGCAAAAAGGTATTATATTTCGCCGGCAGGCTCCGACGCCGCCGCCGGGACCTTGGCCGCGCCGTTTTACACACTTAACCAAGCCTGGACGGTTGTTTCCGCCGGCGATACCATATATCTGCGGGGCGGAACCTATTCCTATACCACTCAACAGGTATTGACCGGGAAAAATGGCACAGCCGGCAACCTGATCAAGGTATGGGCGTATTCTGGCGAAACGCCGATCATCCGCAAGGGATCACCTTATACTTATGATGATTCCTATGGTTATGGCTGCTACTTTAGCGGTAATTACGTTCATTTAAGAGGCATTGAGATTTGTTATTTCACCCAGGAGACAGAACATGTCTGGCATGGCTTAAGGGCTTACGGCGATCATAATATTTTTGAGCGTCTTAACATCCATCATAATGGTGCTGGCATGATCCTTGGCGGCACAAGTACAGACAATCTGATATTGAACTGTGATTTTCACCATAATATTGATCTTCTTTCGCCTATCCCTTATAATAATTCTGCTGGCCTTTCGACGTCTCGAAATAGCAATACATCATCAATTACTACTGTTAGAGGATGCAGAGCGTATTGGAATGGAGATACCGGGTTTGATGCTTTTTACAATGAGGGTTTTGTTACGTGGGACAGTTGCTGGTCATTCTATAACGGATATATACCTGACAGTTTTACAGCGACGAATCCTGACGATATGGGGGAGGGCGCGGGCTGGAAGTTCGGCGAAACTGAAAATTCGCATACAGGCGAATATAAGCGACTGATCACGCATTGTGTGGCTTATCATAACAAGGCTGCCGGGTTCTTTATCAACGACGCGGTGCTGGTAAGCCATCTCTATAATAATACATCTTATGATAATGGCTGGATAAATTTCTGCCTGAACGTTAACGAAGCGCATGTTGTGCGGAATAACATTGCGTACCATCCTGGCACTTATAATTGTAGCGTAGGCACGAACGCCTCCAGAGTGATTGATCATAACACGTTCATATCAATAGGCGTAGAAAATACCAGTTATTCCGTTTCAGATGCCGATTTTATCAGTGTTGATCCGTCAGGAATTGACGGGGACAGGCAAAGTAACGGCTCTCTTCCGGTGCTTTCGTTCCTGAAGCTTGCGTCCGGTTCTGATCTTATCGACGCAGGCGCAAACGTGGGGTTATCATATTCCGGTACCGAACCGGATATCGGCTCGTGGGAGTATGGTTACGCGCCGGTGATCCCGGCTCCGGCTGTTACAACAAAAAAGATACTGAAACACTCCGGGAAGGTTATTCAACATAACGGTAAATTCATAGTACGATGAAAGCTATCATAATAGATTCAATCCTTTGCCTGTTAGGCATTGTGATTTACTTCATGAACCGGTACGCAAACCGGAAGATGAAAACGAAAAAAGCATCTTTTTCATTCTGGATCCAGGACAACTATCCGGAACTGATTTCGACGATGGCGCTTAATATAGCATTGATGATCCTTATTCATTTACCGGAGACATATGTGAGCATGGATAAACTTTTTGAAGGATTGCCTTTTGATATGCATGTATCCGGAATACCAGCTTTATCATTCTTTTTTGGACTTGGATTAACGGCAACATTTTACAATTTGTTCAAAACGAAAATAACAAAGAAAAAGGACTAAGACAGAGATATGTACCTTGAGTTAATCAACGGAGAAGTACAGATAACAGAAGAAGGCAAGCAATTAACAGTATACAAAGAACTCGACAGTAATGACAGGCATACGGGTAAACCATGGGTAAAAGCATGTATAACGTTTGCTTTTTGGATGCACAAGAAGAATGGTCCGTTCTCAAACATGCTGCCTCAACAAAGAGCCGAAAGGGTCTGTAACGAGATCCTTCAGGGCAAGTATAAACCTGTGCAGTTTGAAGTCAATTATGAATATGGACGGTTTGCCAAGGATTATATCACGTCTCAGTATTCAATGACAGAACAGCTTCATGAATCCATTAAAAAGGATATTGAAGAACTTTTAAGCAGGATAAAAGAAATACCATTCACTAAAAAACAGAGAATAAAAGCTACGGTAAAGATACCTGATCCAGACGGGGTGATAATAGACAGGCAGGTTGATACGGTGATAGATATCGATAATAGCGAAGAAAAATATAAAGCCATAGCCCTTGCTGAAAAGCTGGTCGATTATGAGCAGAAGATACGGCAGAAGATTATGGCTGAAACAAAAGAAAAACGCAGGTCTTCTTCAAAACGCATATTTGAAGAAGATAACGAAATAGTTCATTGACATCATGCGGTTCGTACAGACAAAGCGGTTTAGCCCTGTTGTCCATGATGGAGATTTACCATGGGAAGAAGATTATTTCCATTTACCTTCCGGTGACATCACAAAGGAATTTCTGGAAAACGGAGATTATATTATAGATGAAGAATGGTGGATAAAACAGGAGAAACGGTGCCGTGAAGGATTTACGGTTAAGAATGCCATTGAACCTGGCGGGGATTGTTTCGTGGATGGTGTAGATGTATTCTGGAATCATGGCACCAGTTCACGGTACGATCAGATAAGCGGGAAGACCCTTGCCCCGAATTGTGCCTACATTCCTATTTACGATCTGATGATCGAGAACAGGGAAGTCCATATCACCGGCCGGCAGTACTTCTATCTTAACTTCTGGCCTATCTATGGTTTGGCAATAGGAGGAAGGATAAAAGGGATTGTAAAGCCACGGTTTCTGGATGTAGACTTTTTCTTTTTCAGAAGGGTTGAAATGATGATTGAGCAAGAGAGGGACCAGTCTGAATTGAAAAGGAGGCAAGGGGGATTCTCAGAGAAGGTAGCAGGAGGGGTATTGGGTTGGAATTATACGTTTGTCCCTGCCAGTGTTAACATCATTGTTGCCGGAGAAGCTACCGATGCTGAACATACGATGGAAAATGTCATTCGTGGGTTGGATGATCTTCGGAACACCCAGTTCTATAAAAACAGGCCCAGGGGTGGTGACAGTAAAGAGGTGATAAAGGCTTCGAACAAGAGTGAGGTCAGGACGTTAACGGCGAAGGACAAACCACAGACTGTTTCCAGGTATTCTCCTTATTGGGTCGTATATGAAGAAGTGGGGAAGTGGAGATCGGAACTGATACTTGATGTTGTCAGTTTTGTTAAACCATCCATTCAGGCAGAAGGGAAAAAGACAGGGTTTCAGACATTCATTGGTACGGGTGGGGATATGGAAGCCGGGGCTGCCGATCTTGAAAAGATACATCGGTATCCTGACAGTCAGAATGTACTTAAGTTCTTCAATCCGGACTGGGAGGAACCCTGTTCCAATGCTGATATGTTTACCGGTCATTTCACACCGGCCTACATGTATCATATCATCGACGAAGACGGTAACTCGTTACGTCAGAAAAGTATTGAGGCTCTGGAAAGGGAAGCAAGCCAATTATCATGGAGAGATCAGTATACCTTCTGGTCACAGAAACCAATCTTCGCTTCACAGGCATTTTTAATCAATACAGGAGGCTTTTTCGGTAAGGAGATAGTTCAGATGCTTAACGCGAGAAGAGCCTTTATATTGACACATACAGACGCTCAGGTCGAAGAAATAGGCAGGTTGGAATGGATAGATACTAAAAATCCTTACAAGGGAGTAAAATTCATCCAGGACCCGGAAGGTTGGTTTCATGTTTTTGAACATCCGGACAGGGATAAAGACGGTAACGTATATATCAATCTTTACAAGACTACAACCGACTCTTATGATCAGGATGAATCAACAACAGATTCAAGAGGGTCATGGCAATGCTGGAAAGGCTTTAACCGATTAAAACCGGACAGTACCAACAGGAAATATGTCGCCAGGATAACCGAGAGGCCAAAGACAGAAGAAGGAGGTAAAGAACGATTTTATGAGCACACAGCGATGGGGTGTGTCTATTATGGTTTTGCCATAAACTTGATTGAATGGAGTAAGATATTGATCATTGACTGGTATGTAAAACATGGTTTTGAAAACCTGTTAAAGGAAAGACCTGAGTTTGTCACTGCTTCAATGATTAAGAAGTCGAATGCTACGAACCGATATGGTATTGATCCGGTGACCAAACCATACTGGCTATCCATGTTAAAAGACGAACTCACATTAGAGTTCATTGACAAGATGGATGATGTATACCAGATTGAAAGGTTAGCCAAGTTCAGGTATGATCCTACCGGTAAAAAATACAATTGTGATACCACGATAACTTCTGCCTTATGTGTAGTCCTTGATAAGGATGAAATGGAAATGGAAGTCTTCAGTAAGGCAGAAGAAAAAATGGTAGAACAACCGATACATTATAAAACTGTGAATGGAAGACTCGTTGCGATTTAAACAAAAATACATTGGCTGCAACATTTGACATATCGACAAAGGAAGGAAGGCAAAACAAGTCTTTGTATATCCATGGACTTTGTGTTGGCTCGGATGCAAGTAAAAAGCACGATCTCGAATGCTGGGACATGTATAATGAACAGCATGATGATAGTGAATTTGACTATCTGAGAAAGACAAAAGACGGAGACATCGTATATGAGATGCCTGCACAGATCCGTAATATAGGCCGTCAGCGTCCCAAGATCAATAACCTTGTTTCACAACAACTGGACAGGCCGTTCATCTATTCCGTTTACACCATTGACAGGAAATCTCTCAAACAGAAATACGATGATATTTCAAAGAAGTGGATTGAAAAAATCTTTGATCGGATAAGTGAACGATATGTAAATACTACCCTTCAGATAATTGGTATTGATACCCAACTTCAGAAGATGGAGCAATATGCCCAGCAGGTTCAGCAGACTGATCCTGCCCAGGCAGAACAGATACAATCCATGATCCCTGTTTTATCGGTACAGTTAGGACAGGTAAAATCAAAACTACAGAGAGAACAGGTTTATTCAGAGAAGGAACTGAAGGAGATTGAACGGTATTTCGCCTATGACTATCGTACCCTTGAAGAAGAACTGGCACAGAAACTTAGTGTTTATCTCTATGACATCCTTGATATAAAAAACAAGTCTATCAGTAACTGGATATCACAGACTGTTACCGGGAAACAATATTACATGGTAGATTATATCCCTGGTGATAAGAATCCTGTTTTCAAGGACCTTAACGGCATGGGGGTATATTATCCTTCCATTAATTCCATACGATGGGTACAGGATGGTCCCTGGTGTGCTTATGAAGAATTATGGTCGGTAGAAGATACCTTAAAAGAATATGGGCGGTATCTGAAACAGACGCAGATTGATGAATTGAAAGCCGGTGTAAACCAGCAATCCATTGAAACAGGAAATTTCAAACCTACTCCCAGCGGTGGAGCTATCCTTATTAATGATGATAAGTCTCCGTATGGAGGGACGTTGATAAAAGATCACAGTAAACTTGTTCGTGTATTTAAATTATGGTACAAGGAAGATCGTACTATCCGTTCCAAGAAATCTCCTAATCCTTATAAGCCAGGGGAATATTTTACTCATTACATTGATGCCAATAAAAAGGTCATCAATGCGGGAGAATACAATTACCGTAATGGCAAATATATCTCCAAGACGGATAAGACTATTGAATACCCGAAAGGAGAAGTAGAACTTATCAATAGTGACAAGGGAGAATATATCAATGACCGGTATATCCTTGACCGTTATCATACTGTAATCCTTAATGGGAAACATATTCTTGACTTTGGTCTTGATCCTATCCAGCCACGGTCAATCGATGATTACTACAATGTCAAACTTCCGATAGTAGGAAAGACCTATTCCGCGATCACAGAAAAACCTTATAGCCTGTTATGGTCTACAAAAGACCTGCAGAAACTCTATAAGATCATTCATTATCACCGGGAGTTACTTCTTGCCATATCCGGGACAAAGGGCAATGTGATTGACAAGTCACAGAAGCCGAAGGGAATGTCCCAGAAAGAATGGGAGTATAACATGAAGTTGGGCCGGTTGTACATTGAGACTACCGACAATTTAGGGAGAAAGGTTAATAATTCGTTCAATCAATGGCCGAGTTATGATAATACCATGACCCAGAGCATCCAGTATCTTGATATTATTCTCGATAATATCGACAACGAGATCAGTGATACGATGGGGATTCCCCGTCAGCAGATGGGCAAGGTTGTCAATACCGATCAGGTAGGCACTTATGCCATGGCACAGCAGCAAGGGTTACTTACACTTCAGATCCTTCATTATGATCATGATCTGGTACTGGCAAAGGCCATGACCCAGTTAATGAACATTGCTGCCGCCTATTGTTATGAAGAAGATGAACTGTTAAACATTATGAATCCAAGCATAGGCCGTCAACTTATTAAACTTCCGGCTGGCTTGCTGAAGAATAAAACCTGGGATGTTGTTCTTTACAATTCAGATAAAGACAACAGGAGGTTGAATGAACTGAAACAGTTAGCTATCAAACAAAATGACAAGGGTATGTTACCCTTCTCGAGTCTTATCCAGGTATGGACAGAAGATACTCTGACGGCTTTACGGAATAAGATTGAATACTTCAATGAACAGGCTGAACAGATGCAGCAGATGGCAGCGCAGAATGATGAAGAATCAAAGATGCGACTTCTTGAAGCGCAGATGAAATTTAAGGCAGAGATGGACCAATGGGCACTTCAGCAGAAACAGCAGATTGAAGAAAAGAAACTTGCCATTGAAGAAGCCAGGGCCAAACAGGAGCAATTGCGGGATATGATGAACAATGAAAATCAGAGGTTACAGAGGGAGCAGGATGGTATGTTAAAGGGTGCTGAGATAGCAAGTGAAAATCAGATTGAGATGGGGTACCTGAAGAACCAGGATAAACATTCGACAATAGACCAGCAGTTGAAATCCATTGAGATGCAGTTGAATTATATCCTGCAGAACAAACAGTTGGCTATGGATACCGGGGATCGGGTAAATACACACATGGAAAATCTTCAAAAATTAGTAATAGAAAACAAGAAGACTGACGCTGCAAAGGCGAAAGCCAAAGAACATATAAAAGATTAAAGTTATGGCAACAGAACAGAATGAACATGGACAGGAGACTCCGGTAGAAGTTAATCCTGTAGCACTTGAAAAAGCCGCAAAAAGCGCTTTTGATGAAGGTGTAGAAATAGAAATGGATAAACTGGAAGGTAATGGCGGTTCCGGTGGTAATTCCGGTGGTGGGACTGGCGGTGAAGGTGATAAAGGAGGAGCCGGTGGAGCAGGGTCATATACTTTCAGTCCTATGTGGAATGATCTGGCTAAGAAACTTGGTACGGAAGAAAAGCCGTGGGATATACCGGCAAATGTGAAGGAAGGGAAATTTGATCCGGATAAGACGGAACTGGATGTTCTCATTGAGACTATCCATGCCAATACTGATTATTCACAATTACCGGAATTACAGAATCCTACTGTCAGGGAATATCTTGCTGCCAGTCAGCAGGAGGGTTTTGATGAAAAAGCCTGGTTTGCTGCCAAGGCGCAGGAGCAGAGCATACGTCAATTAAAGGGCGGTGACTTCATTAGAGCCTTCTACACGAAGTTTAAAGGGAAGAATGAAGAAAACCCTGACGGATACACAGAAGAGGATATAAACGCTTATATCGCGTCAAAAAACCGTATTGATCTGGACCGTGAAGCCGGGATGCTGATGAAGCAACTGGATGAATATGACAGGGCCATGTCGATGAAGGTTGTTACCGAAGGGCAGGAAAAAGCACGTATCCAATTTGAACAAGAAGAAAATCAAATACTACAGCGTATAAATACATTCATTGAGAAGAAGAAACCCACTTCGGAATTCTTTGGGATTGAGTTAAGCGAAGCTGAGAAAACTCAATTTGTAAAAGAGTTACCGGGGCTTTTCAAACGCGATCCGAAGACAGGATTAAGTGAATTCGACACGATCATGCAAAGCGAAGATACCATGCTCGAATTGGCTGCTCTTGTCTGGTTGAAAGATAAAGGTTTGAAAGGAAAGATTTCTGCACTCAAGGAGACTATTAAGGCTGAAATAGAGGGCAAATTAGGAACCGCACGGAGAGTAGATGGAGGACAACCCGGAGGTACGGGTGAAAATCCGGATGCCAGTGTTCTCAATGATTAGTGTGGTATAGGCAGAGAGCCTTTTGCACTCACTCCAAACAACGTAAAACTGAATAACTATGCGTTACTTACCAGGAGGTCCGACACAGCAATTCGCCAATGAGTCGATAGATTCATTGAAACTGCTTGACTTTGCTGTTGTCGAACCCGACCGTTTACCTACCGTATTCCAACTCTGGAAAGAACGGGAAACCGTATTATCCTCAATGCTTGGTATCAAAGGACTGAAAACAAAAGGTCTTTTTGATGGCTATGTAGGAGGGAACATGCGTGTTGTGAAATCTAACCATGTGCAGTATAAGATCAAAAGTGCCGATCAGCGTAAACTCCGTTTTAAGGCTGATTCAACCGGTGTTGTATGGTCATGTGCTGCTTATCCTACCAAACCTGGCTACAAACAGTCAATTGTAAATGTAAACTTTGATTCGAACTGGGCCGGTTACAAAGAGGAAATTGTTCTCGGTGATCGTAAAACACATCTATATATCCTTGATGAAACTCCTCCTATTGAAAACGGCGGTGTATTTTCTCATAAGGTAAAACTCGTTGCTAGTGAAAATGAAGAATATATCGATTCATCATTGATGGTGGAAGGTGCTGAAGCTGCCTGCGTAATGACCATGTACGAACATGACTGGTCGGAAACTGGTGTTGAAAAATACACTTTCGATGGATGGGGACATGCTTACATGACCCTGCAGCGTCTCAAATATTCGTATTCCGGTACTGCCGAAGCCATGGGCGCAAGCAAGGTGTGGACCGAACATTCTGGATTCCAGTCGTTCCTCACTTATGCTGAGAATGAAATGATGAAACGTGCCGCAAAGTATTTCGAATATGCTATTGTTAATGGCAAAGGTACTGTTGCTACTGATGGTAGTGTGTTGATGAAAGACCTTCGCGGGCGTGAGATCATGGCCGGAGATGGTATCCTGAACCAGAACGAAGGTGCATACGAATATCCGTACAACAGATGGACGTTGAAGTTCCTTGAAAGTCTGATGAAAGATGCCGATATCCGTGCCGATAAGGATGGGAAACTTGAACTGGTATTCATGACCTCTCGTGCCAATATGATCAACTTCAACCATATGATGATTGAAAATGGTTTCACGACCATGAACAACAATGTTGAAGGTTCTGGTGCCGAAAAGGGTGTGAATAACAACTATTCGTACTATGAAATGGGCAATGTCCGTATCATACCGAAAGTTTACTATCCGCAGGATGCTACCGACATGCCGGTCATTGACCTGCCTGATGGTTCTGCCCTGCATGAATGGGATGGTTTCTTCGTACCGCTTGGACTTACCGATGGGGGTGATCCTCAGGTCCAACTTGTCCAGTTACGTCCTGCCAAGACCGGTTCGGTAGATGGTATCAATGTCGGAGGTTCGATGGCAACATCAATCGACGGTACTCACAAACATCTCCTGTTCCAGCATGGGGTAATCTGCCGTGCCAAGATCATGAAGATCTTCCGCCCGATGGCTAAAAAAGCTGTATTTCAGGGATAATTCACTTTAATTCATAACAAATGAGCAAGTTAACAGAAAGAGTAGTCACAATTATCAGTTGTGACAAAAGGTATGCTCAAAAGCCTTACCCGAGTGTGCCTGTACAGGATTCAGGAATAGGAACGTATCTGACAGGTCAGCATATTGATCCGGAAGATCCTTCCACTTTCAATAACCTTACTATGGAAGAAATGACTGAAAGGGTTCAGTTATCAGCTGAAAAGATGAAGAAGTTCCCTTTCGTTATCAAACCGGAATCTAAGGATGAGAATGGAAAGTTCACTCCCAATATTTTCCCGATTAAACACGGAACAAAACTCAACATTACTTGTGATGAGATGGGAGTGCCGGTCAATCAGAAAGACCACGCCTTGTACAATTACTATTCGAAATATGTTTCCGTTGTTTCTCCTTCAAAGGAACAGATGAAAAAAGGAACTCACTATTTCTATATCGAAGATAAGGTTGCTGAAGCCAATAAACGTGTATCTGTCGAAGATCAGCGTTTTGAAGCACAGAGCCTTGTCCGGTCCGCTAATCTGGATAAGTACCGTGAAATAGCACTTATCCTTAACTGGAAGATCAAAGATTTCCATATGAATGTAGGTTACCTCACGGAAACCGAAGTCAAGGATATCCTGATACAACAGTGTAATGAAAGGCCGGCTGACATCATTTCCTGTTTCGATAAGAACATCAATGAGGACATTTTTATCCTGAAACTAAAGGATAAAGGGATATTAACCTGGAAGAATGGTGCTTTCTATGACGGTTCGCTGTTTGTCGGGAGTACCCTGGAGCAGGTAAAATCCTTTATCAAGGAAGACAGCAAACGGGAATATCAACAAAAATGGGCAAGGCTGCTCGAATCAAGCAAGTAACTAAATGACCGCAACAGAAATATATAAGTCTTTTTTGTTGGAGATCAGGAAGTTCAACACCAGCACTGTTGATCCTGATGAATTCAACAGAAGGATCAATATTGGTCAGCGTAAATGGTTAAATGCCAAGGCTCCGTTAACGGAACTTACGCAGGACATCATTGATGACCTTCAGATGATTCGTGTTGTAACAGATGGTACCATGTTTTATGGTGATAAACTATTAACATGGATAAAACCTGATACTGACGAAGGACTTATTTTTTCTTTGCCTATGACCGATGATGCAGAGTTACCGCATTTTGGTATTGACACTACTTCCATAACGGAACCGATAGCCACTGGTGTTGAAGATAAACTCGTTGAAGATGCTTCTGAAGTTTACCCTCAGTACTTCCGGCTGTTAAATGTCCATGTAGGCCTTTTTTACGCTTCCAGACCGACGATCTGGTCAGATGTGGTATGGGAGCCTGTAAAGGTGTTACGAAGCGATAAGCGGTCTCTATTGGCGTCATATTATCGTAAACCTAAATTAGGCAGAAGATATTATGAACTGATAGGGGGTAAGGTCAGGATCATAACCGGTGACAGTGCGAAAGGTCTGGCTATGCGTCTTGAATACCTGAGGTATCCGGTACAAATCTTTTTTGATGAAACAACAGCAGCTGCACATGTTGACTGTGAGTTTCAGGATTCCCAGGTTGATGAGATCATTGCCTACTCGGTAGCCGGTTATCTTGAAAGTATAGGTGACCCGCGCTGGAAAAGTTACGTGATTGAAAAAAAACTCAGTTATTAACTCCCTAATTCAATTAAACAATGGGAAACAAAAATTTTCCGAATCGTCCGATGTTGTTCAACTCCGTGTTGAACAAGGACTGGGGACTATATCTTGACGGTAGCACCCAGGTGCTATTTTGCAAAAAGCATGGTCTTCATATTCCTGAAGTAGCAACAGTAAAGTACACTGATACTGAACCGGGGAAATACAAAACTCAGCTTATCTCGTTGAAACAATACCCGGTGGCTGAAGGATATCCTCTCGAATACGGTCTTACCTTTAAACGTAAGGTGCGTTATCCTGGTGTATTAAACGATGAACCCAAGAGCTATGCAAGCTATTATGGGGATCGTATCATCACCCGCGCCATGGTAAGTGATCTTATTGCCGATGCCGACCTGTTCGACATGGAAAATGAAATCATTGCTCAGGCTGCTATCGATACCAAACGTTTTGTAAAACTCCGCAGGGCTTATAAAGTTACTGATACCGGTAATGGAGATGAAAGTACATTGACGGTAACCTTGCAGGATGGAACAGCTGTAACTTTTGCTACTGCTACAACTTTCGCTGCCGGTCAGTTGGGGCTTCAGTTCAACGCCAATACTGATCTGAATGTAAATCTGAAAGCATATCGTATCGGTGCCGATAAATACCTCATTACTTCTCGTGAAGAAGGTTACCTGTTCAAGGTAGAGGCCGGTACTGATACCACTGTTGACGGAAGATATATCCTTGCAGAAAACAAGGAAAAGGATGTTCAGTTCGTTACTGAATATGATCCTGACTTTGCAACAAGCGAAGGTATGCATCTGATTGATGTTGATGGTACTACCAACACTACAACTGGTATTGATATCTATGTCAATGGTGTTCTGCATGAACCGACACATAACAATACGCTTGCAACACTGGTAGCGAACATCAATACTTCTGTTGCAACTCATGGTGTATATGCACTGCTTGACGGAAGCACTCATTACAACATCTATGCTCCTGATACTTTGGATTCATTCGACTTCTCGTTGAGTGATGCAGCAACCAATGTTATTGACTACGAATCGTCACCTGCCGGTGCGTTCCCGTATATGACATCGAATGACCTGGACAGGAAGTTCCAGAACATCCCGAGTGATGGCGCTCTTGCTACCCAGCGTAGGCGTGAAGTCCCCGAAGATGGTGCTATCTATCGCCACTACCATATTGAATGGACAATAACAAAAGATGCCGTTGGTGGTGCCGCTAATGCCGTTGAAACGGTTAAGAACATGGCTGATTTCTATATCAAGAAGTCAGAAGCCATTGCCAATTATTTCAAGGCTACTGATTCGAAGTATATGGATGAGACTTTGCCGTCTGCTGCCGATACCAGTTTGCATACACTGATTAACGCTCTCACCTCTTAGTTGAGATAACAGATGAAAACGCTGGCGCAAATACGTGATGCCGTCCTTGAGGCGATCCATTCTTACGAGATCACTGATGATTCTGTCATTGATCCCGAATTAATTGAAGATAAGATTGTGGATCTGTGGAATACCCTTGTTGCTCAGGAGGTATTGTCGGGGGTGGCAAATGATGTCTACTATATGCCTGTTGAGAACATAGAGTGTGAATTATATCGTCCCGGTTTAGAGGTTTCCGGAACAACGGTATATGGGAAAGGAGTTTTTTGGAAGGCGTCACTGCCTGCGTTACATCCGCGGTTAGACCCCAAGAACATTCAATACTTGGGGACTGCTGATTTTGAAAACAACTACAGCCGTAAAACCCTGAGCGGATTCCGGTCCGTTCAGGGCAACCGGCATACTGCAACACATCCATGTTATACTATTGTTGGTAAAGAAGCATGGTTAAAAAACCTGAATCATGAGGGTACCAATCTGATATCTATGATTATCATCCCTGATGATCCAAGAACAGTAACAGATTTTGACATTGAAACAACACCTTTTCCGGTAGCTGATCCGCAGAAACTTGAGATGCTGGTCATACAGCATTTTGTTAAGAACATGGGATTTCCACCGGACAAGATCACTGATGCAAATGTAGGTTTGCAGCAACAACAGCAGCAACAGAATGGCTAATCCTGTTTATATAGGGCGAATAGTGATGAATGATACCATTCTGGTAGATGGGGAATATTTCCTTCGCAATCATCAGTATCTATATACAGAGAAGCGATGGGAAACACTATCTGTCAGGATTGATGGGATAAAACCACCCGTTCATAAGATTATACATTATGTAGTTCCTGTTGAAGATACAGACTATCTTATTCCGGATATAGTCTGTGTTGAATATGATAAAGAGATACCGGAAGCATATCAGGACAAGATTAAATACTACCGTGATTCATTGGTCGATACAAGCGATTGGAGAGCCGTGGTGAAAGAAATGGCCGGGATAAGTATAGATAACCGGACAGCACCGAGCGTTGATTTACGGGCTTATAATAGCGTCAAGGATGATATTGATAGAACTGTACACGAAGATATACAGGATCAAGGTTCAGGAATATGACTTTGAAGATCTTATCAATGACAAGGAACCATTATTTGAAAAGAACAGGAAGTTCAGATCATGGGAAGAATACCTTGCGCCGGTTTTTATTGGGAAATACAATTTAAAACACAAGACTAAAAAGGAATATTCAACCTGGTTAGTTAGAAAGATAGTAATTACGTTCTTAAAGTTAATGCTGGAAGACATAATATGGAAAAATGCTTCTTTCGTTCTTTACAAGCGGTTACCCGGTAGGATACAGATAGGATACAGGCCACCGAAGAATAAAAGAGATCCTTTGAGATTTATAAAGAAGCATTATATACCGACTATGAGTACCAGTAAAAAGTTTTATGATTTAACGAATGTGAGGTACTACTTTGTGTTTGAACCACCATACAAAAGAAGACTAAGGGAAGCTGTAAAAGCGGGTAAAGTTTACGAAAAGACAATATATGAGCACTCTTCCAGATAACAATACAGGATATACGACAGCCGATGAAATCATGGCTATGGTAGCCAGGGACCATAAAAACAAGGTCCTTGACAGGGATGATATCATTGAATGGTGTGCTGAATGTGAAAGGGATTTTGTCTATGATATAGACCAGATGGTTTATTATAAGGGGATAGGGCTTGCTGTTAAAAATGACCGGACTATACTTCCCTGTAATATCTTCCGGCTTCTTGAAGCAAAAAGGACAAGGAATGGAACCAGGATCACATATCGGAGAAATGGAAGGTTTCTGATATTCGGTACACACTCGGAGTTGGGTGCGGTATATATCGATTATGTTGGATTACCGGTTGATGAAAACGGTGTTCCATATATCTTGGAAGGACATGAACAGGCTTGTGCGGCATATGTAGTATATAAATTATACTTAGGAGATTTCTTAGCTCAGAAGATAACTCTTAATGCATGGGCTGAAATAAAGCAGGACATGATCAATAAAGTAAGGGCTTGCGGACAGGACTTCAGGCACTATTCATCTGAATATTTCGATTCACTTCGTAAGATACAGTTTGATATGGTGCCGAAGTTATATGGTGTTAAACTAATTGGGTAAAAAAAATAAAATCTTAAAGTGATGATAAAAGAAATCTTAAACGGGTGGGATATTACAAATGGTGGAATATCCAAAGTCATACCTGAACTAACAGGGAAGAAATACAGTTTACAGGCTGTATGGTCCGGGTTGACTGGTACTCTGGATGGTACGATAAAGGTACTTCAGTCGAATGACGGTATCAATTACGATCAGTTGATGACTCTTGATGCTGATGGTGCGGAAGTAGATTTCGATATTGATCTGGATTCGGCGGCTGGCAGTGAGACCATAGAGGACAAGGATGGGTTCATGGGTAAAAACATGATGATCACTCTTGGCATAGGATCTCTTACTGCAGGGCTTGTAAGTCTGTATCTAAATATTGTTGATTAATGGGATCGGTAAAAGAAATAAAGAGATTTGGTGCGAACCGGACGATCAGGAAACCATATGTCGGATTTCCACCTAAAGGCTCAAAGTTGAACCAAATTCTAAACTGTATTTTTACAGAAGATGGATTAAACTTCATAATAACTGAAGATGAACAATTTTATTTAATACCGGAGGATTAACATGGCAATTAATGGATCAAAATTCAGTGCATTAACAGCACAACAGAAAGCAGATACAAGAGATGCAATAAGAGGATATAAGATTTATTCTGCATTATTTACTCAATTAGGAAGTAATGCGCCTACAGTAACAATATTGGAAAATACAATTGGAAACATTGTGTGGAGTTATAACGACGTTGGACTTTATGATGGCTTATTGATAGGAGGATTTCCAGAAATAGATAAAATTGCCATTTTCACACACTCCTTATATGATAATGGAGATCTGTATTCAATTCAATGTTCACGTAATAATAATGATTGTGTGCAAATAACTTGTAGACTAATTAGTACGGGTGCATTATCCGATGATGTATTGGCACGTAATGTTGTGGAAATAAGAAAATACATTTAGTTCACCTTTGGAACTTTACACTAAAAGAAAATATGTATAACGCAGCGATGATATTAGTTAATGATCAGGTGGAAGAACCACTGAAGAAGGACTATATCAATCATGATATACAAAAAGAACTTAAGTATGGTGTAGTATTTTCTGATTTTATTGAAAATACTATAATCAGGAAGAGAAAACGTATGGGTGATAGTTATATGAGTAATTATCATACTTTGATTTATCACCTGAATAATTTTTGTAAGAAAAATGATTGTGTGATATATACTAATTCTGTTAATGAAACATTCCTTGATGACTTCATTAGTTATCTGCAGGAAGAAAACCTTAAACAGGGATATATTAAAGGAATTCTTTCATTAGCAAAAGCGATGATTAAGAAAGCTGGTAATTATGGATATGCTGTTGATGTTACATGGGATGATGTGGATATAGAAAGTGAACCTTCGTTTTCTATATTCTTGTCAATGAATGAAATTACCAGAATTTATTATTATGATAATCTAACAAAGAAGGAAAAAAGAATTCGTGATCTGTTTATTCTTGGTTGTTTAACAGGAATGCGGTATTCTGATTATTCTACACTTGCAACTAATAATTTTCGTGAAGGATATATTCATAAACTTACTCAAAAGACTAAAAAGCAAGTTATCATACCCTTGCATGATTATGTCAGGGAGATCATAAACAGATATGACGGGCAGATTGAATTTGGATTATGCACCCAGCATTTTAATAGATATATAAAGAAGATCTGTAAAAAGGTCGGATTAAGAGATATAATTTCTTATTCATACATGAGAGGGGGAAAGATAGTTAGTGAGACAAAAGAAAAATGGGAGATGATATCGAGCCATACTGCAAGGAGGTCATTTGCCACTAATATGTATCTTACTCAAAGAATGACAGCTTTTCAAATCATGTCTATTACGGGACATACTACCGAAAAGAGTTTCTTCCGATATATCAGAATCCAACAGGAAGATATAAGTAAACAAATAGCTGGTGATATAATATTCAGAAAATGATAGCAACCATTCTCATATTAGTTTGTATCATCCTCACGGCTTTTTGGAATGGGTTGGTGATAAGATGGGAGTTTAGTGGTAAATATAGTCGTTTATGGCATGCTACAGGCTTTATGATAAGACTTCTGCTTTGTGTAGTAGTTTATATTGGAATGGGGTTATGGTGGTTTATAGGGGCTGTAATACTGTCATGGATACCATATAATATAATCATAAGTTTAATTGTTTGGGGTAAATGGTGGCATTTATCAGATAAGGGAATTGATGGTTTAATTAAAAAACTTTGGTCATGGCTGACATAAACACACTTCAAGTTGGTGACATCATCCTGGTCAGGGATGGAAAATCCTTTATTGCAAGGGGAATAACCTGGTGGATGAAAATCTATAAAAAGAATCAAAGAATCATGATGCTGGCAACCTATCATCATGCCGGTACGGTTATCAGTGATGAAGGTGTCCTGAAAATTGCTGAAGCGGTAGGAAAAGGGTACCAGATCAATTCGATTGAAGGAGCATATTCTACTCAGGCATGGAAAAAAAGAATAGATGTTATAAGACCTGATATTCCTTATACTGAAAAAGACAAGAAATGGTTGTCATCAAAAGCCAAGGAATATAACCAGGAGATAACAAGGTATGACTTTCTGAATTTCTTCTTTCAGATATGGTTGATAAAAACAGGGAAGTGGATAGGGCCACGAGGTAAGAAAGCAGAGAACAGGTTATATTGTAGTGAAGCTGTAGCTACGATAGCCAATTATGTAAGGCCGTGTACGTTTGTTAATCCGGCAGCAACAAACCCGATGGATGTAGCGACGAATCATAATTATCACTTCGTATGACAATTATGAATAAACTGTCGTTATATTTGTGCCTACATTTAATGACATGAATCAATTCAATCTTTTTATTAAAGGTCTTTCTTCTGACCTTGAACCATCAAAACGAGATCCCATGACCTGGGATTTTCCTGCATTAAACTGGAGGGTTATCAATAAAGAAGGACAGGGGTTGATTCTTACTCCGATGTATGGCAATACAAAGGTTGTAGATGGTATTACAGACCCTACGGCACACGTTCTCCTTTCTGAAGGGTATTATGTTGTCGGGGCATGTGCGTACAATGGACGGCTTTATATTGCGTCCAGAAACGTATCAGGAGATTGTGAACTTGGGATGTATCCTGGTGTTGACCGTACCCTTGATGAAGGATTTGTAGATGAATATAAACCATTACAGAATTTTAAAGATAACTCGGGTAACTTCATAACCTTTAACACGGCAAAGTTGCATTTTAATGCTGACACTATCCTTGATATGTTCGCTTATTCTTCCTATGACGGTTCTGTCGATTTATATATCTGTGATGGCGTTAACCCGAACATGATCATTAATTCAGGAGTAAATGATGAAGGGGAATTACTTGATACAAGGGTTTACAGTAATACTTCTTTTCCCTACTCTGTAAGGATGATTAAGGCTACGGGCAATATAATAAAAACCACGTATAAAAGTATTGATGATAATGGTACGTTGTTACCTGGGAACTATTTCCTATTTTTCCGTTATGTCAGTAATTCGTTTGACCGTACACCCTTTATTACAGAACTGGGACCGGTAGCTATCTTTAATGGTAAAACGAATAAAAGCATAGAAGGTATTGGTGATGAACTTGAAGATACTACTACCAAATCATTGACTGTTGAACTATCGAATCTTGATCAGGACTATTCATATATCGAAGTAGGAGTATGGCGGTATCATGGCATATCAATTTCAGTACCTGTAAGGGAAGAATACCTGGTACATAAATATTATAATATCAATGGTGATAAGTTACAGATCACCATTTATGGTACGGAAGAAAAAGAACCTTTGACTGTTGATGAAGTTATTGCTGACAATGTAGTACCTAACTGTTGTAAAACACATACTGTTGCCGGTGGAAGATATTACGGGGCTAACTGGACAGATATGGATTATGACAGGGATGCCATGGCTACATTTGCTAAACTGGTAGTACCTACCATAGTCTTCAAACAGTTAAATGATATTAGCAATTTAGAATATGAAAGTGGGGCTTCTACGATACCGGGGTATAAGGACCAGACGAATATCCTTGACAATATCAGTCACAGGCGCGGAGAAATATATCCCTATGGGATAAGGTTCCTGTTAAACAACAATCATCTGTCAGAAGCTTTCCCTATTCAGGATTGGGATTTCTTTTTATCAGCAACGAGTGGGGTTCGTGGTTCAAGTGATAATGGATTGGTAAGGATGCCGTATTTCACTTCGACGGGTACAGATGATGTAAATGACCTGACAAAGAGTATCGGTGTAAGGTTTAGTTTAGGATTACCAACGACGGCTGGCACTGCTGCTGCATATTGGGCAAAGAATAAATCACGGTTTGAAAATGTCATTGGATTTTACCTTGTAATGGGAGAACGTATCCCTAATATGATTACCCAGGGTATAGCGGTAAAGTGTTATAATAAAGCAAATTTCTATTCCAATGATTATTACTTTGGCAATGCTACATCTGATAGTAAAGGAACTGAAAGTACTTCTTTGTATATGCCATTGCCGGGAGGTATGATGCTTAATAGATCAGAAGGATCGTATAATTGTCCATGGGAGTGTGCGGCAGGGGAAGTCCGATATGCTTTATTTTCACCAGAATATATTTTTAAAAATAATATAATAGTACCTTCTAAAGTATATATTCAGAAGTTATTTCAAGCTGCTGATAGTGCTACATTTTGTCGGTATCGTGATTATCCGGATCTATTGGATGATATCGCTTATGAAATGGAGATAAACAATACTAATAAATCAGGATTAACTTATAGTCCATCTGCTGTATTATCTACTATCGCTGATCTTATTTCCGAGAATGTTTATAATGCGGGGCATAATTGGTCCAGCAGATTTGATGATGCAAATGATTCTGATACTCCTATCAATTTTGCTTATAATCTTGGTGCTAATATAGCTTATAATTTAAGAAACAGGGTTCGTAATTATATTGGATTAAGAAGTATAAGTACTGATCCTGATTTAGATTATGCTCTGGTGTCATTGCTTCGTTATTCATCTCATCAAGAATATAAATCTGCTACATGGTCTGCATTTAGGGTTTCTAATACTCAATACTCAAAGATATCAGAGTTTATTGAAATTACATCATCAGGTTTTAGTAGTACTGTAGATTGCTACAAGGGAGACACTTTTCTTTCAAGAACGTCTTTAAGGGTAAGCCATTTTGAACATTTACCTTCGGGATGGACAGAAGGTACAGCAGCAGATGATATATATGCCCATGGTTTTAATCTTTCATTCATAAGTGAGAACGACCTGAATACTCAATTAAGGAATACGGTAGAAAATGCAGAAGGAAATACAAACACATTCTTTCCTAAGTGTCTTGATAATGGAGAGTTTACAAATCTTCTTGATTGGGGGTTCCTTAATACACAGGTTAATGCAAGTGAAGAGGCTCTGGCTATAAATGCCGGGTATGGCGTTTCAAGGAGTGACAACACAGGAGCAGGTATAGCCACTGAGCTACCCTATATAGTTAACCGTATGCCTGACCGTATATGGTATAGTGCTAAAGAGATACAAGGTTCATATCGTAATAATTTAAGGATATTCGGATATGATGCTTATGTAGACTTCCCTGCCAGCGATGGACCTATCAATTGCATCAGGGAATTATTCGGCCGGTTGATTACGATCAGTGATTCTTCAATACGTGAACATATCTATAATGAATCACAATACAGGGTTCCTACGTCATTAGGTGAAATGCTATTAGGTACTTCAGATATTCTTGCTGAAGTATTCCGGGAGTTGGCACCATATGGTAGTTCACATGGAAGAGGAATTGTAAAAACAGAAAGAGGATTATACGGTATCGATACACAATCGGAATTAATATGGGCAGTAAGGGCAGGTCAGGGAGGATTGGTAGCGGAAGACATTAGTGTATCCAAACAGATAAACAGTGAATTCAAGAAGATACTTGCTTCTCTTCGGCCTGATACTGTCATGGGTAAATTCGGGGAATATGATGTAAGGGTAGGATATAATCCTGATACCAGTTACAAGGAAGTTTATTTTACCATTTCGAATGCTCAGGGAGACTTTACGATTACCTATTCTGAAAAGATAGATGCCTTTACTTTCCCGGTAGGTTTTTATCCGAGAATATATGTAAACACAAAACAACGGCTTTTTAGCGCCCTGGACGCATCCAATGTCCTTTCCAATGGATTATACCAACATGATGATGAAAGTGGCTATATGCTCTTCTATGGCGTTCAGGGGACTGCATATGTATCCTTTTATGTGAATGGAAATGTAGAAGGGGAAAACAGCACACAACTTGAAAAGGTATTTAGGGCAATGAGCGTAATATCCGGTGAGGGAGAATTTGAAAAGATAGAATTTTCAACAGAAATGCAGGAAGCGAAGATAGACCCGTTCATAGATACAGTGAAGTTCTGGCAGTTGCCGGTATACAAAGAAGGAAGATGGGAGTTTCCATTGCCTTTACAGAGCAGTGAATTAAAAGGGGGTCTTGACTACAAGAGCGAGTTAAGGGGTAACTGGTTAAAGGTTACTATTTATTACAATGGGACTACCAGTACATTCATACAGTCAGTAAAAACAATTTTCAATCAAAGTTTATCATAATGGCATTATCATTAATATTATCGGGAATATCAGCTGGGGCTGGTGCTCTGGCTTCTCTCATTCCTAATGAGACAAAATATAAAATGGAAACACACTGGATTCCTGGTGATTCTAATTCAAATAGAATATCAGGACTTAAAGGTGCTTCTACGATACAAACGCCTTATACAGAAGTAACAACTCCTGGTATAAAGAAAGTATTATCCGGGGTATCTGCCTTGGCTGGGGTAGGATCATCTTTTTCGAAGATGCTGGGAGGTGGTGGTATCGGAGGGAACATAGGTTCAAATCTTGCTCCTGAACAGATAACGGATACAGGATTAAAGAGTATGCCGGACATGATGAATCTTACCGATGAACAGGAAGCTAATGACATACCATTTGATACAAAGAGTGTAGTACAGCAGATGATGACTAATACAGGACTGGCTATCAATGATCTACAGAGTAACAGGAAATCAAGTTTCACTCAATACCTGAGATAATCTTTAAAAATAATACTGTCATGTTAGACTATAATATACCTACAGAAAAACCATCGGCATATAAAAGGACATGGGACAATATGTGGACTTCATATACGAAGTTCATGCATGGCATCTTCAATCCATTGGAAAAAGAAGTTGCTCCTGCGGAACCTACTAATAAAACTGCGTCTCCTTTCTGGTGGTCTCTGCCTACTATAAAAACACCAACGGTTTCTGTTCCTGAAAAAAATACAGCAACCCCTAAAAATATTACAAAACCAACTTCCGGTTCTACGGGTTTAACAAAGAAACCGTTAACATTAACACCCTATGTTAAATCTACTGCTCCTGATGCAATAGACCCTATTATTGCTGATCTCGAAAAAACAGTATTGGCACCATATGAAAAAAGCATTCAAACAGAACCGGATATAACATTTACTCCTGACCATGATAAGTATGATATTGCCCTTGGTGAATATGAACAGTCCCTTGATGAATCCAATACCAGGGCAAATATTGTTGATGCTGCCAAATTAGGAGGTAACCTTCTTTCGATAGGTTCTGCCCTTTCCTATAACGATCCTGAAAAGGTAAAGTCTCCGACATTCACGGCTCCCCGGTTGCTTAGTCCCGGACAGTATATGATGGCGGCAGCAAATAAGAATATTGATACAGCTTCAAATCTTACCACACGATCTTTACTTGAATCAGGGAGGGCTAATCAACTTGTTGCTGTTAATGCAAATGTCATTGATGAAAAGAATAAGGCTGCTATGGCGGCAACACAGGCCGATATAGAGACGATCAACAAGCAATCGATGTTAGATAGCGAAGCATCAAATAAGACTGAGGAAGCGCGTATAAATGCGTTAAATCAGGATATCGAAAACAGGATGAAAACAAACCTTATGAAAGGGGCAACGCTGACTGAAGCTTTAAATGCTCTTGGTGAACAGGGGACACAGTTCATAAACAGGATGACACAGACAGACTATTCGAAATGGTTGGCTAAAATGCAGACGGAACAGATGAGAAACATGAATGCTATGTACATGAATCCTCTTAACTTGTAAATCATGGGAAAGTTATTATTAGGTCCTATACAATCAAGAACGCCGTACTTCATACCCGGGCCTGAAGGATTGGCGTCTATACTTGAGATGACTGCCAAGACCGGAGCAATGGGTTATTCATCTATGCTCAGGAGATCGGGTCGTACTTCCGATGATGATGATAAGAGATTAAAGGGATTACCGGGACACCAGCAAGCTCTTTATCAACAACAACAGATGCTTGATATTGCTGAACAGAATCTTAAATATGAAGCGGTAGATGCCCTTCAAAACAAATACGGTAATGACATCCGGGCTTTCCTTCAGAATGAATCAATCGAAAACGGAGGATTGCTTGCAAAGAAGGAACAACTATTGACATTACGGAACCAATGGAAAAATAATACTTATCAGGCTGAAGAATACCAGAAGAAATATGATAAGGCGTATGATGCCATGGTCAACAACAATGCTTCAGACAGATATGCAGTAGATTCTTCTAATCCTGATACCCGGTTATCTTATAAGGACGATGACGGAAATATCCATTATTATACCAATGCGCAATATATGGATCTGTTATCTTCCGGATTGGGTGTTGATAAAAACGGGAACCTGCAAGTATCTTCTATTCCTGATATCATAAAGGGAGGGGATTTTGACAAGTATATCCGGGAGGCTTCTAAGGATGCGGCGGCAGGGATGAAAGAACGGTTGATAGACGCCGGAAATTCAGTAACATCAAATAATGAAAGTTTAAGCAAGGTTGCCAACCTGGTTTTGGGTAATATGCCTAATATGCCTATTGATGTAAAAAAAGATATGAACCAGGAATATTGGAATTGGAGAAGCAAATCCAATTTTGATGATAATAAACTGGTGGAATATCTGAAAGATCAGAATATCACTCCTGATACTCCTGTCGATAAGATGACTGCATCACAAAAGGAACAATGGAAAAAGGTTATGTGGTTACATGGTCAGGTAGATAATACTACGGGGATATTTAAGAAGTATAGTATCTCAATTGATAAAAACGGTACCGGTTCAGGTGGGAATGGTTCGGGTTCGGATAAGCCTCTTGGTCCAATATCAGGATTTATTTCCGGGAGGCAAAAAGGGCAAAAACGAAGTCCTGTGTATACTCTTGGCAAAGGTGGCATGATGAGGACGGCTAATTATAATACCCTGAATGAATCATTGCCGATAGGACCTCAATACACTTCAAAAGTTAATGCTGATCTACATGAACGGCTTATCTATGGTAATCCGATGAAAGCAGATATATTCGATAATGGCAATGGATATTGGTTTACTCCTGACGGTATTCCTAATGATATGTCATTATTATCACGGTCAGGGGCTGTTATTATGGGTATGACGGGTTACCTCAGTGAAATGCCAATTCCTTATAAAGATGCTTCTTTCGGTGATGAAGGGCGATGGATGCCGTATGGTGAAGAAGCTCACAACACCCAATTAATGCGGGCTTATAACAACAAACAGATAACGGCAGAACAATATCTTTCTATGAAAAGGTCTTGGCCTAAAGGTAAAGACAAAGAACCTGGAAGTAATGAAAGGGTAATGACAATAGAATATACTTTGGGTGTCCCTGAAGATGATGAATCAGCTGTAAGATTATTGAAGGACAAACTATGGGGATATAATGCCAGGAATGGAGGGAAGTTTGAAAAAGGTGCTGTTGAATTGAAGGATGTTAAATTATATGATCCGACAAGTAAGAAAACTGTTACCTATAAAACCTGGAAGGCTGCATTACCTGTAACTCTCGATAACATGTATTGGGATGATAACTACTTTAATTCGGCTAATGTTAAGAATGCCCAGGATAATATGACTTATGAAAGACAATCAGCGTTTGGTGTACCAAGTAAATAAATAAAATCTCATGCAAGAACCTACAAAAAATAAAGTTGACTTTATTCCTCTTTTTGCAAATGGAATGACCACGAATCAAATCCTTGATTATGCAAAGAAGAATAATGCTGAAATATATCTGAGCGATCCTGAAACAGCAAAGACCCAGTATAAGGATGCTATCAATCCTGATCAGTTTGATTCGTTTTATTCCCTGGCACAAGAAGGATATAACAACTATCGTAAAGGGGAATGGAATGGTAATGTAGCTGAATCATGGATGTACAGAGCACCCTCTGTTACCCTTCAGCGTCTGGGATATGGTGATGCTTTTATTCAACCGGATAAAAACATGCCTGTTGTCGAAGGACGATATGGGTATGATATCGAGGGTAACCAGGTAGCTACTCCGGAAGAGATAGCTGACAATCTTGGATATATCATTAACGATAAGACCGGGGAGAAGGAACCCTTTTCACATGGTAAGGTGCAATCTACTTTAAACATTGCCAAGTCTGTTGCTTCGATTGTTGAAGACTTTGCATTACCGGGAATGGTAAATGAAAACATGGGCAATGGGAAAGTGGTCAATGGATTATATGGAGATGAAATACCTTACCTTGCATACAATGAAGAAGGATTGCCTGAATGGAGAAAGGCAAAGAAAAGCGATATAAAGGATACCATGCTTATACGTTCTGCCATTGGCCCTCAACCGATGCAGAGAAGTTATGTGAGCGCATTGATTAAGAACATCTATAATATTATTCCACAGATCGCCAGTACGATTGGTAGTGTGGAAAACACTATTGATGACCTCTATGATAACATGGTATATGGAAAGGATATGCCGGGTTATCTTGAAGCTATTGGCAAACAGTTGCAATCAACAGGTACTGCTTTATCATTTAAGGGATCGCAACGTGCCCAGGAAGGAAATATCTTTAATAATAAGGAAGCTTTATTCTCGGGTCTTGGACAGGTATTAGGACAGGTATTATTACAGTATGCTACTGCCGGTATGGCTGGTGCTGCTGGTATGGGCAGTTCTGCTGCTATGTGGACAGCCAACGGTGTCTTTGGAGCTATGGCTATGGATTCATTTGCTCAACAGGCAAGGCATCTTGGCATACCTGAAGAAGATATAGCCTGGATGGGACCTATCATTGGTGCCAGTGAAGCCTTTGTTGAGGGGATTATAGGCCCCAATATCATCACAAAGGGTAGTGATGCTATTGTTCATCGTAATGCCATGAAGGAAGCGATAGAGACCGAAACAAAGAAGATGATTGAGGTGGTAGGTGAAAAGGTTCCTTCGAATCTGTCTAAGTCACAGAAATTTCAATTGGCAAGAAATATCTCCAAGGCTATTGGGCGGATAGGAGAAACATTATATTCTGAAAAGACAGCACTTGGAAGACTGGGAATGACCTCTATGGAAGAAGGAAGTGAAGAAATCTTTTCTCAGTTCAATCAGAATTTACTTCAGACCTTATATGATATTGATAAGAATGCTCATGATCCTTTTGTACAACCGGGTGAAGGGATGTTTGGGGAAGTTGACAGGAATAACTATTCGGAGACGTTCCTTAACCGTATCCCGGATGGTATGGCAGAATCATTTGTTCTCGGGTTCCTTGGTGGTGCCGGTGGAGCTTTGACAAGCAGACAGATATTTGCTAATCATCAGGAAGATACCATTACAGATTTTATTGCCAAAGGCAAAACGGATAAGTTAGTAGATCATATGAACAGCATGTATAAGAAGGGTGAACTGGATGTACCCTTTTTAGATACTGATGGTAATCCTATCCCTGTTGGCAGTGAAGGTCAGGTTAAGAGCATGAATGATCTTGCTTATGAAACATTAAAGAATAAGATTGAGGTATATGATCAATTAGCCAAGCAATATAAGATAACTGACAGTGCCACACTCAAAGCTGTAGGTGGTGACTTTTCGTTTCTTAAGAACGCTCTTTTTACTGCTAAGGAAGTAAACAATGCCAGGGCTCGGTTACAGGAGATACAGAATAACCAACAGGCTACCGAAGAAGAAAAGGCAGAGATACCGGTATTACAGCAGACTATAGTTTCGGGAGAACAGGTTATACAGAATATAGTTAATCCTGAACATGAAAATACAAAATACAGTAAAGCCTATAATGACTATCTGAAGACAAGGCGGTCATTAACTGACCTTGCTATTAAGGAAAACAACCTGGATTCATTATCTAAAAACCCTGATAGATATTTTAAGGCTCTCACAGCTTCTATAAGCGATTATAGTCCCGATCTGTATCAGAATACCAGACTATTCAATTCAGATGCTCTACGGGCTTATAACACCGCCAAAACAGTCGAATATGAAGCGAAGGTTAAGGCAAGGGAAGAAGCACGGCAGAATTTTATCAATAAAGTATCATCTATTACTTCGGAAGTGGGAAATAAAAAAGAAATTCTTACTTCATTAAACAACAGGTTATCGAATATTGAAGCTGGTGATTTTGAATTTGCTAAGGCAGATAATGATCTTATGGAATTGGATAAAAGAATATTCGATATCATGGAACCATTAAAAATGCATAGAAGGGAATTTGCTCTGAAACATATTACAGCAGCTATTAATGATGAAACGGAGTTAACCGATAAAGAACTTAAAAGAATTGGATATACAGGATTAAAAGTTGAAGACTATAAGAATATACAGGATTATTTAAATGATTTAATAAAAACAGCTGAAGTAACATCGGCTTTACAAAAATCTATTCATGAAAGATATAATGAATCTACTAAGGATATTAAACAACCTGATCTTAATACTTTATTTAAGTCACATTTCACCGATGATGTAGAAAAACAATATTCAATTGTTGAAGATGCTATTAATAGAAATCTTGAAGGATATAATCCATCAACTGTTGAAAAAACTATTAGCGATAGTATAACTACTTTACAACAACGGAAACAGATGTTAAAGGTTAGTAATACTACTCTTCAGAATTTGAATAAGGAAAGTGGTTTCGATCATATATCGAAGGATGACCGTATTGTTGATGACACTGAAGCAAAAGAAATTAATGAAAAGATTGAGAGTCTTATTGGAAAACTTACCGGGTTAAAAGATCAGGTTAGTACAATAGCCGGCCAGAGATCAGTTCGTCAGCAGAAACTTAAACAAGTTCATCTTGAATATGTCCGCAGATCATTGGAAATAATTATTTCAGGAAAAATAGCCAATGATTTTCCAAAGCTGAAGGAATTATATGAGAAACTAGTCCCGATGCCAAAGGAAAGCATGACAATGGATTCTGTCCTTTCCGGTCAAGATAATAAAGCGATTATTGAAAATGAAAAGATAATCAATGAGATTGAAACTATTATCCGGCAAAATATTGGAACGATCTTTAGTAAAGAATGGTACCAGGGGATAATTAAGACAAATTTCATTAGTAATCTGAAGAATTCATATCAGACATTGATGGGTAGGTCTGATTATCAGGGGGATTATGAACAGTCATTCCTAAGAGAACTATCAAATAATATTACCGCTTCAAGCATAGGGTATAATTATTTCGTTTCCTATATGAGCAGACTTACGGGACCGGTAAAGAATGATATTACAAAAGCAAGACTTGATATTTATTCTAAGAATCCCGGGGAGAATATTTCCAGTTATGAACAGGAACAGGCAGAAGAATCTTGTCTTGCGCATATTGCAAAACATTTAAAAAAGATACCTGATCTTTCTATTTTACAAATAACAATCGATACGGAAATAGATTATGTGAAAGATAAAATTAATAACGCCATCAATCAAAAAGAAAAAGATCAATATGCATCTGTATTAAAAAGTTTAGAGGATAATAAAAAGAAATATATCTATAAATCTCAGTATTTACGTGGTGAATACAAGACTGGTAAAACACAACATGTATTGCCAATGACATTTAAATTGTATGCAGAATTATATAAAGAAAGAATTGATCATATTTATGTTATAGGACATACAAATTTCATTCGTGAATCACTAAAAAACTTTTTATCAAACATAACCATTACTAATGAAGATAAAAGTACTGCTGGTTTAATTGGGAATGTAATTACTTTAAGTACAACACAAGCATTTAAAACTGATTTCGGGAATTCCATTGTCATATGGGATGAAGCATCTCTTATCACAAATAAACATCTTGAACTACTTAAAAAGCGTGTTGAAAATGCTTGTACAATCTTTATGGGTGATAATTCCCAAATGCAACCTGTATCAAGTACTTTTCCATGGACAGCTGCTAATACAATTGCCAACAGGACTATTCCATTACTTTCAAAATATTCAACTGATTATCCATTTATTACTCAGTTAACAAATGCTTTTAGGGATTCAAGAAATGGGAAAAATCTTGAAGAGTTATTACCAATGCTTTTTACCGAAGAGAATAAACAGACTGGTGAATTGATTGGTGGTCATTATTATAATAGCGAAGAAGATATTCGTAATGCTTTTGTTCAAAGGATGAATGATCCTACTAATACTACTCATTCTCAAGCATTGGTGTTTCTTGATAACAAGCAATACAATGATTGGGCTAATCAGTTTAAGGGCAAAATAGGGAATGAGAATCCTGCAGAGAGATTTGCCAATAATATTTTTGTTCTTGACTATGATGTAGAAAAAGGAACTGCAATTGGAATGCCTGAAAGTATTCAGGGTAACAGAGTTAATGAAGTGTATATTGCTGATGATATAATGTATGTAACTAAATTATATCCGTCTAATGGAAATAAAAACTATCTTGTATCAGCAAATGCTGGTTATACGGCTGTAGGTCGTGCTCTTAATTATGTAGCCATTAAAGGACCGGCAGCGAAGAATTCGACAACCAAGACATGGACTGATTCCAACATCAAAGGTGAAACCATTGAAAAGGAACGTGAACAGGAACGTACTCAAAGAATAGAGCAACTCAAAGGTATCTATAATAAGAACTATACTCAGGCTCCGAAATCTCAGATTGATAATAAAGAAAAGAAACCGGATACAAAGAGGGGAAAGGGTGACATTGATAAAGGGGAATGGAAAGATTTAGAAAACACTGATTTCCTTACTACAGCACATAAAAATGGTAAATCCATTGTTAAAGTTGGTGATAATTTCATAGACCAGAAAAAGATCGTTCATCAGGTTGAAAGGTTTATGACATTCCAGAAAGATGGTAGTACTTCCTTCTTTGTAGTATTTGATGATGGAACTAAGGTAGACATCAAATACCTGGTGGATTATGACTATGTAGAAGATATAGACGATGAAGTAACCAATCGCCGTTCATTTAAGGAACAGGCACAGCATGTAACCGACAACGTAAAAGCCATATGGGGAACTGTATACAGTGTATTCATGGGTACAGGTGCCAATGATACACTGAATGAGAGGGAACGCCAGAAGATCAGGTTATTCAAATCATTTATTGCCCCGCATATCAATAAATACTTTAGGACTAATTTGTATTATATGCCGGAAGCAACTATGGAAAACCGGCTGGGGCAACCGGATTCTTTCAAAGACGTCCTGATGATAAAACTTGATCCTATTGATGATCCGCAGAGCAGGGCTTTTTATTCGTTCCTTAAGAACCAGTCAGGTAAATATGGGGAGTTGTTAAATGAAGCAATATCTGATATATTAAAGAACAAACTCAGTGAGAAGTACACTCACTTTATGACCCTTGGGGATACTGAATACGACTATGCTGATGAAAAGACCGGATTACCTCCTGTAATAACAGGGATGGACTATGACACCCAGTATGAAGCCATAAAGAAAAAGATACTTACCTGGAAGAAGACCGATGATATCGATTATGACACTCATCAAAAGAATATACAGGCCAATCTTATAAAGGCACAACTCCGGAATATAGGGGCGAAGAAAGTAAAGGCCGGTGATAAATCCATGTTGGGCAGCGTGGTCTTAACGACAGAAAAGACCAATGGCCGCGTTGTCTATGATAAAACCTTTACTGTTGCTACTACTGTTCAGGATTTTATACGTGAAAATGAAAAGAAGGGAATACGTTTTAATCCTGAAGCTGAATTTGGAAAGTTAAGAGATGGAAGCGGAACCCAGGTATTAAAACTATATTACAGTTGGTCGGATAAGTTTGATAAGAATACTTATGTCGTTATTCGCAAGCCACGGATGTCGACTATCAGCAAAACTAAATTATCGGAATGGCATTCTTCTGATCTTGAAGTAGTGAAGAACCTGGATCGGAATACAGATGTGAACCTGCTTAATGAAATGCTTCGCGGTACTCATGTATATCAATGGCTGAAGAATAATAAATCTGTCATTGAGAACAGGGATGAATTCGCTCCTATCCGTGAACTTTTCTCATATGTGGGGAAGTTTATACGCATGACAGGAGATAACTTCAATGATGAAATTACTTCTTTCAGGCAATTATGGAAGACTATTGAAGAGGGTTATGAAGGAGAATTGGGTATTGCTATACAGGCGCATACGGATGTACCGTTATTGATAGCCCAGAATACCAGGACTACCAATATCAATACGGATAACAATGGTGATCTTATCACTCATGCTCAGGAGATACATGTCCCTTATTCGTTTGTAGATGTTACTTCACTGGTACAACCTTCCGAACCTACTACACATGTAGTACAGGAACAGGAAAGTACATTGCCGGTTAAAAAGATAAGCAGAGGAATAGGCAGGGCAAGGAATATGGTAAAGGGGATGTCTGGTAATGAACAGAGGATAGTACGTGAACAAGCTGAAGATATTATCCGTAAAATGCTGGGTAATGATTTTCTTGAAGGAAGAACGGAATTTCTTCCATTCCTTCAACATGGTCTTCTTGAACTTTACGGTTTAATGGAAAATGGAACCATTAAACTTGAATTGAATGAAAAAGGTGTTGAAATAACGTCACCAAGGCACGAAGTCTTCCATGTGGTATTTAACTACTGTCTGGATGAGAAGATGCGTGTACGGCTCTTAAATGAGGCCAAAGAAGCCATGAAAAGCATCCCTTCCTATGCAAACGGATATATCACTAATGAAACGGCGGAAGAATGGATGGCAAGGAAGTTTGGAGAAAGGGAAATAGTACCTGAACATAAGACTAAATCTCCCTGGTATACTCCGTCAGGATTACTTCAAAGATTTATTGACTTCATAGAAGGTATCTATAAAAGGTTTATGGATAGCCGGTCTGACATTGAAAAGTTATTCCGTTCTATTGAAAACGGGAAATACAGTGATATGCCCGCCAATATCTATGAAACCGGAGAAGATATAGAAAGACCCAATGCGAAGATCTCTGATGATTCAGGTTTAACAAGTCTTCTTACTACGGCACGTGAGAATATGAACGATGCTGGTGAGATAACTACCGATGTGGATATGGATGAAGGTATAGGTAATCCTAATCAGGTAAAAATGGATTATAACTACCTGCACCAGTTGTTTGGCAGTATGAGTGATGTTCATGCCATGCGTCGCCATTACGGGTATCTTATCAATCAGAATTCCATATTCAACAACAGTGCAACCTTCGCTATAAGTGACTATGATCAATTGATCAGGGACTTTGAACAGTATGCTGTCAACGAATCCAATAAACATCATAACCAGAAAATGAGTAATGGTAAATTGATGCAGGATATTACTGCAGCAGACATACCCGAACTCAACGAGGAAGAAATTTATGACTATCAGGACTATATTACCGGCCGGCAGGATGAAGAAGGGAGGGCTATGGTATACCGTACTATTGTCAATTCCATATTCCCTGATTACACCTTTCCTACTAAGACCGGAGAAAAGGGAACGTTTGGCAAATACGCTTCTGATTCCATTCAATTAAACTGGGAACAGGTTGATCCTGATAAGAGCAAGAGTAAACTTATGAGGTGGCAATTGGAGATTACTCCCTTACATCGGTATTACAAGGATGAATATGGTAATATGGTCCGGGTAAAAGATGCCAATGGCAGGCCAGAAACGTGGGATGAACAATCTTTTGTTAATGTTCCCGATCTTGAAAGGTCTATGAAGGAAGCTGCAGCAACGATCAGGCAGAGAATCATAAATGATCCTTTGGATGAATGGGACTATGAATATCTTTTCTTTGATGAACTAAGGTCTATTGCAGAAAGGCTTGGTGGTAACAATCCTAAATCCAATAATATTCTTTCATTCCTTGAAAGATTTGACAGTCATGAATCGGAAGAGATAGATGGTGAACCTCAAATATCTTTGAAAGATATCAGAGATGAAGCCTATAATAACTGGCAGAATGATACACAATTGGAAAGGGGATTAAGGATAAGTGAACTTATCAATTCTATTGTATCTACGAATATATCACTGCGTCAAAGGCATAATACTGAAATGCGTATTAGTGATACCAGTTTTGGTAAACGATATTCCCTTTTTAAGAGAAGTGGCAACACGCATGAGGAGATCAAAAATGATATAACAACCTGGGTACGTAACCGGGTATTTACTCCCGGTACTTCTCCGGTAGTAAAAACAAGTATCAGGAATGCTCTTAGGGGCAGTGATCAGTATGGTAAGGATAAACAATACGATATCTCTGACAAAGGACTTCGGTTTAAGAATGGTAATAAGTTTATCAATCTTATCGAAGTAAAGGATGGAAAGGTTGTCTTCAGCGACCAGATCAATAAAACATTGCTTACCGGCATGGTTAAATTTCTTGGATTAAAGAATTTATCCAAACGGACTATCGAATATATGTTTGATAAATCTGTAAAAGGCAGTACTCCTTCAGATGCTATTATAGAAAAGCTGAATGATGATATGAAATTCGGTTTTGCTAATTATGATGGTATGTCACAGGATATACTTGCTGAAGGTTTTCTCAACATGTTCCGCGCCATTGATGATAACATCACAATGACAGATGCCCTTCGTACCCTGCAGGAGAAATTGGAGGATAAGAAGGTTACTCAGGATGCTTTTGATACAGACAAGGCTAAAATCTTAAATAAGGGGAACTATACACAGGAGATAGATACCTACATGCAGAAGTATGGTATGCAAGTTAGTGGTCGTGACAGTCAGGAAACGATGTCTATGACCCAGGATGCAGAAGCCATTACAAATGTAAAACTACCCAAGCCTACAGACTTCTATAATCTGTTTAATATCATTGGTGCTGTTGAAGGATATGTACGTGGTAATGACTACGGGAAATGGTCATATCGTCCGGATGGTTCCAAATGGTATAACTTTGCCCCGAGTTCACACCTGTTTGATGTGGTAGGAGAAGGAAGTAAGTACCTGAAAGAAAGATTTAAGAAACGTGAATTAGAGGCTATAAAAGGCGGTCTTTTAAAAGAATCTGTTTTTTACAGTGAAGAAGGAGGAAGACCTCATTATTATAACGCATTACTTGACCCAGGATCAACGATGGAATTATATAAGCTCTGGGACTACACCGGGTTAAAATCATCGTCTGTAGGCTCTATAAAGCCGTCTACAAAGGACTTTGTGACTATGGGGTTCCAAGCTTTTGTTGATGGTATAAAATCCGGTAACAAAGTGCAGACTCTTTATATCCCGATAACACATATGGCAAGTACAGGAAGCCAGTTAAATGTTATCGGTGAATGGACTTTTGACAACACAGGAACAAATAAACTTATCCGTGTAAAAGTAGATGAAAATGGACAGATAGAATCTGCTATCCTAGTTGATCAGATGGTCAACAATGAAATAGTCAGGGAATTCTATGCAAGAAACAGGAGAGCACAGGTATCAAGGAACAAATGGTGTGACTTCCTTCAATCGGGTCCATGGAAGAGTGCTTTTAAAAATGTAACTGCCAATCTTAAACCGGCAGCATTTGAAAAAGCGTTTAATGAAGCTCATAAGGCTTTCTTTGCATCGGCAACAGAAGAACAGAAAAAATCCTTTGCAATTAACCTGGGAAGATCAGACCTCGGAGATAATGGTACTGACTATGCATTGACATGGAATAAGGAAAAGACAACATATACTTCTTTATCACTTGGAAAGGATACCCTTTTCAATGACAATCCTATCTATAATAGAGACAATATGGATAAGATTGACAAAGGGGATAGTAAATTCACCTTTACCACGGAACTGCGGGATGAAATCTTTGAAAAGGAATTTAAGAAATATGCAGCACAGTTAGCATCACATAATTTTGAACTCCCGGATGACGTAGCTTCTTTGCTGCCGAATAAACAGTACTATACTCTTGAAAACAATACAGATAAATCCAGCCGAATAGTTAAATACAATCCGGTAGCACAGGCTCAGTTCTATGCTTTCCATATTGCTAACAACGCTCTTGGTCCCTTAACATTCGGTCATGAAAACCTGTTTAAAGACAATACGGAGAAATCAAAACGTAGTGCTCCGCATAATACCGGTGGTGACAGGTCCAATACTACTTCAAAATATGGCTGGGGTAAAAATGTATTTACCATTACCGTACATGACAGGATATTTAAAGACCCTGTAACAGGTAAAGAAATAAAGACAGCCGATGGTCTTTCCTGGGGTAATATCCTTATCAAGCCCTTCATGAAGCATGCTTTTGGAGGTGATACCTTCGCCCCTTATGGCAATACACAGCAAAAAGACATCTATAATAATGTCAACCTGATTACCGGAAGAGTAGATCAGCATAAGGAATCCATTGATTATACCACATCCGACTTATATCGTAACTCAGTAATGCATCGTGAGATGACCGAGATTATGATTAAGCATACTGATGAAATGATGCAACAGGTTGTTCCCAATTGGGGATTTACCCTCTGGGATATGTTTCAACAGTATTATGAAGAGAGTGGTCCGGTAGGAGAAAGGGATGCCGACAAAGCAGCAGAGAAACTTCACAGGTGGATAATAGAAGAAAGTGGATATGCCGAACAGATAAAGAACAGGTTGGTATGGAAGATGCAGAATAAATCGGCAAGTAAAGGAAGCAACAGCAGGATAAATGAATACAATCCAGGCAGTGGAATAACAACCGGATATGTAAGTAAGGGAGTATGGACTGATGATGTTAAGATTGTTCTTAATCCTTATCAGGATATACAGGATGATAAACGTCTTGCTCTTCCTACCCAGATACTTCAATATCTTGGTGTAGGCAGTCAGGGTAATATCCTTAAGGCCATGAGTATAGCTGGTAAACTTGCCAAGATATACAAGATAGGTAAGAAAGCTATTGATGATGAGATCGAAAACATGAAGATCGATCATAATAAACTTTCACAGAAGGATATTTATTATTCAAAACTGGATGCTTACATGCGTAAAAAAGGCATAGATGCCTTAGATGCACAGAGTGGCATCAGTAACTATGCAGAACTGATCACAAATCCAAAGATAACAACGGATGTCCCTGTACTTCGCCAGAAGCTTTTACAGGCATATAAGAACTATGTAAACAAGAAATGTATTAAGGTGCCATGGCGTGGCCTTCGTATGAATCAGAGTACAGGGGAAGTATTTAAGATCTTTGAAAAGGGAGATCAGGTTTATATGCTCAGGGATATTGAAAAGATGTTTGGGCGTGAACTTACTTCGACTGATATTGCTGCCGGTACTATTGAAGTAAATGGAGAATCATATACTATCCGTGATCTTAAATCCATGAGCCATGATGGTGAAAAGTTAAACAGGGGAGAAGTGGTAATGCCGGTATCCCTGTTAAGGAACTTTGGTATCAGGCAGAATGAAACACTGGTCGATGTCTTTACTATCCGTTTCATGGATGGTAGTACAATAGACCTTCGTGATCATATAGGCGATGATTTACCCGTTATTCAGAACAAGATAGACAGGGGGATGGATGATTCTTATACCGAAGGTACACTGACCTATACGGAAGATGAAAAGAAGGGGATAATTAAACTCATCGATATAGAGCATTCTCCTTCCGTCAGATGGATGCTAAATAAAAACGGGGATTATATCGAGGATAATACTTTGGCTGTCTATACGGGCGCAATAGGCCGCTTATTGGATGTATATGCAAACCGTGTACCTGCCAACAGGTTAGGCAGTGGTGCCATGAGCCGGGTAGTAGGTCTTGTTAATGACAATGGTAATAACATATATATCCCTGTAGGGATGACAATACTGAATGACTCTGACTTTGATATTGACCAGTTGAGTGTCTATCTTAATCAATTGGATGAATCCAATATGATATCAGAAAGTAAAGACACTATAACAGGTCTTCAGAACAGCATCATGACTGATATAGAAGGGATTTATTCAGACGAAGGAAACAAGGATAACATATTTATCGCATCTGATATTCAGAATCTCCGTGACTTAGCACAGAAAACGGAAGATGAACAGCGTCAGGCAGCTAAAAAAATGGAAGAAAAGGGTAATGTGAGTTATAATAATAACTTCACTACTGACAATATGTTTGCCACTACCATTGAGGATTATGATGTCACCCGGTCCGGTAACAACGCTATCGGCATCATAGCAAATACGATCAGTGGTTTAGCATACATGGCTACCCTTGGTCCGCGTATATCAGAACTGGCACCCGGGTTTAAATCTTTTGCTGACAGGATATTCAACAAAGGACAGAATTCAGCACATATCCAGCTTGGTAACTTCTTACAGGCTGCTCTTGACAATGCCAAGGAACTTATCCTGGGACGATTGGGTATTACACAGCATGCTGTCAATATGCTTGCTATAATGACGATGGATGGTAAAACGAATGAGGAGATAGCAGATTTCTTCAGTAAGGAACCTGTCGTAAAGAAAGTATTCCGGGAAGTAGACAGGGGTGATGATGTGGAAAACAGCAGCAGGGAATATACTGTTCTTAAGGTCATAGCCAAAGAACGGAAGAAACTTGTACAAGGGCTTATTGATAAGAAGAACAATAGCATTTCCATTGAAGAAAAGAAAGAGTTACAACAGGAGATAATGAAGTATGGGGTACTCACTGCATCAGAGGAAGCTATTTATAAATCAGATGTTGAAGAAAGCAGAAAGAAATTCACTGAACTTAATAAAAAGGCTGGTGGTGAATTCACCAGGAATCATCCTTTATATAGGGAATATGAAGAAGCAAAGAAAAGATATGATGTTGCCAGTGGTATTCTCAGCAGACATGAGAAAGCTCTGAAGTTGCGTCAGCTTGAACAGTATGCCCTTAAAGCGGAAGCATTGCGCCGGTTGGTACATTTCACACAAATGAGGAATGGCCTTCAGGTACTCGACTTTGAATCCGAGAACTTCTATTTTAACACACAGATGTTCTTAGGACAGAAATTACCAGACTATTTAGCTGGTCTTGAAACGGATATATCCAGAAGGATGAACTACTGGATGAATAATAACGATGAATATCTGTTTGAAAAAGATCCTGATGTAAAAGCGGAATTATATCGTACGGAATTAGAAGTACAACAGATGATGGATATAGGGAAGGTATTAAGGGTATATCCGCAGTATCAGGAATATCTTACAGAGTTACAGAAGCAGAAGACAGACAATGAAAATATGTTCATCGATGATTCTGTAGCTATCAAGACGATGGCTTATACATTCTTAAAAGCTATTGAAAAGACACATTGGGATTTCCGATCCAGGAGGGCAGCTTTCTATTCAGCATTTAACAATGTAAAACTGGACCATTATTTCAAGATGTTCTATTCTGGCAAGAAGGTAAATCTCGGGATACCGTATATTTCAAATGACGAATATGTAGGGACACAAAATACCCTGTTAAATGAATTAAGACTTGACAATGGCAATGACAGGGAATTCTTTAAGGCTCAGTTTCCACAGTTTGTTTCATTCCTGCAGGATGTTATTGCAACGAATAAAGTTGAAGGTATGTCTATGCTCAGGGCATGGAATAAATCCTATGGAGAAAAGGAATGGAAGAGTATTATAAATAATGAATTCCTGAACAGGCTTATCATTCATGGTAATGCCGGTATGGAATATGTCATTGTAAGTGATAGCATGGGTATGACAGATACAACAATGCGTCTGTTATCAAGGGAATTTAAAAAAATGCCTAAAGACCTTCAGGAATTATTCACGGTAAATGAACTGATGAATAACAGCATGGAATATCGTAAGGGGGGTATATCAGAGATCATGGGTACTGATGTGTATGAAGATGTGAGTACGGCCTTAAAAGACCTTAAACAGAAACTTGCACAATCTAATGAATCGGATAAGGTCTTTGTAAAACATCTTGCCGATAACTTCATGCAGTATGTGGCTCATGAAAATAAGGTTATTTCTTACCTGAAGAAAGAAGAAAGGGATAAATCAGCACAAGAAGGAAGACGTCCTTTATGGATAAAGTCATGGTCGAAAGTTGCTGATCGTTTTATGCGTCAGAGTATCAAAAAATACAATCCTAATCATCCATTAGCAGAGAAAAGTGATGGTTATTATACCGAGTACCGGGTATTATCGGGGAGGGGTATGAACTTTGACCGTGACTTGGTACCTGTAACTTCTATTGAAGCTGTCCATAACTTCACAGTAGATGAACTATTGAAATTAAGGGATAAAGAACCTGTAACAAAACAGTACTATTCAGGACATGACTATCATAAACTACAGAGTATAGACGCTGTCAGGGAAGAAACAGGAGAAAAGATAGATGTAAAACCTTTACAGTACTATATAACACAGACAGGGGATATTATCAGGGTTGATAAGATGACGCCTACAGAGGTGGTATGGGTACATGCAGGAGTAACATTTGAACAGTTGCAACGGAATATTGCAAAACAGACAAAATACCGTTCAGAACATGACCTTACTGTAAAACAGGAAGAAGTACATACCGGCCGGAAGGAATATAGTGTGACGGATAAACAGAATAGGGGTTATAACCTTGATGAAGATGGTAGATTTGATCCTACGGGGCTTATTATGAATGACGGTATGCTTTTATCCGATAAATACAATGCCGAATCAACAACTGATGAAGTGTATAATGTGTGGAGATTATGGGGTAATGAAAACACTGAACTATTATATGCTCTTCGTGGTGCCATGGAAAAAAGAAAGACACTGTACAGTGCCAATGCTGATGAAAAGAGTCCTGTCGTTATGGTAGCAAGGTTACTGACAGAAGGATATGGCATGTATTCCGATACAAGGAATATACAGGTTCAGACTGAAAAGGCTTCACGGGCGTTGGATATGCTTGCTGATCTTGAAGGGTCACGGTTAAATGCAGAAGCGGTACAAGCTATCATAGGAAAGATAAAGGTAGCTGTGCCTGGTATCAATATCATTGAAGAAACCAGTGAATCGGTTCTTGAAAAAGGGTTTACTACAAAGCAAAGATCATGGATAGACGGGTATGGGTTCCATATCAATATCGACAACTTCCATTCTACGACACCTGTACATGAGATAGGGCATATCTTTACTCTAATTGTGAAGGAAAAGAATCCTGAACTATATCAGCAGATGTATGAAGAAGCGGAAAGGTTTATCAGGAATGATGATCCTATAGTAAGGGCTATAAAGAGGAACTATGATCTTGAAGGAGAGGCGATGGTAGAAGAAGTTATCAATACCATAGGAGGTTTTTATTCCAGGGAGGCTATGGAGCAGTGGCTAATGGGAGAAAATGTAACGGAGGCTGTTGATAATAGCAGGTATATGGATAACCTGTGGGAATTAACTGGTAACTATGCAGAAAAGGCAGATGGTATCAGCAAAGATGTTTTAGTGTCTTCATTTGTGCCTACAAATAGCAAACAGGGAGTTAAAGAAGGAGTGGATTTTGTATTTAAACAGAATCCTGAATTAGCTAATGCTGTATATGAAACTTTGGGGTTTGAAAATAAATTAAATTATATTATTAGCAAACATGACACTAATGATGATGTTTTAATTAAAGATAAAATCACTGTTACAAAAGAACTTCAAAGTATAAAAGGTAATAATTTTGATGGCTCTATCAATATGGATTATGAAATAATTCGTGAAAGAGCTAATGAAGTTAATATTGGTGATGTAATAGATATATCTGATTTAACTAAACCAAGAACAGTTACAGTAAATGATATATTAAAAAGATTTACTATTTCTAATGAAAATAAATATTTATTAGAAAAACTAACTCCTGTTTTAGAAAACATTAAAATAGAATATATTGCAAAAAATATTTTTGGTAATGGCGTTGGTATGTATTCTGATAAATATAATACTATTAGATTACTTGATATTAATTCTATACCAAGATATGAAAGACCTAATATATCAGAACAAGAAGTATTTTTTCACGAATTACTTCACGCAGCTACATTTAGAAAAATAAGTTATTTTGAAGAAAACGCAAAAGGATTATCTAAAGAAGAATTAGTAGCTTTAAATGAATTGGAGAACATTAGGAAGATCTTAAAAGATTATGGTAAAGAGCCTTTAATATCAACTAAGAAAAAGGGATTTATTAATAATCCTTTATATGGATACACCACTGATTCTATACATGAAATTATAAGTTATGCTTTTACTAATGAAGAATTTAGAGGTGCTATTGCAGAGATTCCCTACACAGGAAACAAATCTATTTTAGATAAACTTGTAGAATTAATTGCTAATATATTTGGAGTTAAGCAAGATACAATATTAAATGCTTTATTAGCTAATGCTGAAGTATTGCTTAATAATACTCAAATAACTCCACGACAAAAACAACAAGTTCAACAACTGTATTCTCAATATCTTGATACTATATTTCCTGATAGTAAATTGAAGGATATTGTTTATCACGGAACAGATAAAGAATTTGAAAATTATGTTAAAACAAATTCAGTTAATTTTGATAATTTTAGGCATGATGCTTTTTATTTTACATCTGATATTAATGATGCTAAATCTGGAGGAACTGGTAATAAAGAAATAACTCGTAAAAGAGTTATTAGTAATATAGTCAATTTTAAAAAGCCATTAATACTAAAAGTTGGAAAGATTTATGGAAATTTTGAAAGAAACATTTTAGGCTTGTGGGATGGTGAAAATTTAATAGAAGATTTATCAGCTAAAGGATTTTTAAATGCTATAAAGAAAGATGATGTAGATAAGTATCTTACTTTAGGGTACGATGGAATTATAATTGAAGAAGCTGAAAGATTAGGATTAAAAGGTAAAAAAAATTGGCAAATAGTTTTTAAACCAGAACAAATTCACATATTAGGTTCTAAACAAGATATAGAAGGATTTAAGACTTATTTAAAGACCATAGACGCATTATCTCAGCCCATACAGTCTATGACATTACAGACGGTCTTTAATGCGCTCACGGGCTTATTATTGTCTAATAAAACGATAGTAGATTTAAAGGATTCTGATAATCAGAAAATCTTTTATGCTTCTCTGGGGAAAGATCCCGTATCATCGATAGCATTGACAGAAAAGACGCCTATCACCAACATAAAGGATTTTGCAGGTCATTTTAATAACAACGCTTCAGATACGAAGAACCCGGAGGCACTAAAGGAAGAACAGTTTGTAAATTACCTATATGACAGGATCATCAGTTCTACCCGCTGGAATGGGAAGTATCACTTTGAAGTAGGAGGACAGCAGTTTGAATGGAAAGAAAATATAAGTGAAGATGAACTGAAGAAATCAATCCGTGATAAGGTAGTACCTGCTTATAGTGAAAGGAAAGCTAAACTGCCGGGACAGACAATGCAGTTCATCAACCTGCTGAAAGAAAAGAAAACAGTAGAAGAAGCCGGTAAGATAGCCTTTGGTGAAAACACTTATCCCTTATTTATACTCAACCAGCTTGCCAATACTCTTTATGCCAATGAAAAGATAATTGCTGTACACCGGTATAGTGAGTTAAGAAATCATGAAAATAAAACCTTATCAGAAATATACAATCCTGCTTTTGAAGGATACGATCCTTTGGTATTTGTCCATGAAAGCAATAACGGTAAGCTGGTAGTAAGCCTCTTTGATATTACTCCTGATCCCCTGGGATTTTCCGGAATAAAACGTTCCGGTAATCACCTATTATCGCCATACATCTCAGGTGCCAAGTATAATGAATTAGGCGGGTCTTATTCCAATGAAGATCGCGATATAAGGAAAGTCCTTCTTGGTATGACAGTCATGGCTATGAGGGATAAGGTCCCTAACATGGTTGTCCGTAACCTTAGTGTTGTAAAATTCAATAAGAGCAAACTGGAAAACAATCCGGTATCCGATGTAAAAGAACTTGTCCATGAAATAGATATTATCAGGAAACAAAAACCTTTAATGGATGCTGTCGATAATCCTGATATCATAACCATACTTTCAAATGACAAGAACTATGATCCGAATATTGAACAATCCTTTATACAACGGCTGATCAATAACCTTTCCATGAGTGATAACAATGAAAATGGAGGATGGGTAAGGAAACAATACTTTGATACACTTATTAAAGAAGGAGTGACCAGACAGGATATCAAACGTATCCTTGTGAGGATGCAGAAAGGGCTTGAAGAAAAATATGGTGCAGGAACTCCGGCTTTATATAATGACAATGAATATCAGGTAATAGGCCGTGCATTGCGGGAACTTGAAACCGGGTATATAGGCTGGATAAACAGTACAAAGGATATGGGTACTGTTGGCAAGTACCTTATCAACAGGCACAATGTAAGTAATGATGTTATCCAATGGATACAAGGTGTAATAGCTACTGCTAAACAAAAGGTTGTGGAATATGTAAGGAACTATCAGAAAGACATTCATGATCTTGCTCAGGCCGTTATCAGGGAATATGAATTAAAGCATCCTGAAATCATTGCCAAGGAAAGAACGGTAAATACTGGTAGTGACTACTTCCGACATCTCTATAAGACGATGGAGGTAAAGATATCTTCCGATCTGTTGACAGAGGAACAAAAAAAGAACGGGATAACTACTGAGACAGTTATCATACCGGAAATACATCATGGTAAATGGATTGGGGATCATTGGGAATTTGATGATAAACAGACAGAGAAACTATACCGTGAGGGTAAGTTGAATGATACCGATCTGAAATATACTGAAAGATTGCTTGATGTCATGGAAAAAAGATGGAAAGCGAATATCAAGCATGACAATAACAACATGCTCCGCAACATACAGGTAGATGGTAAGGAAGGTTTCAACGACGGGGACACAGAAAAGCTTTTTATCTCACATTATCGTAAGGGGATGGTTCCGGTAATGAGTAAGGAAGTAGCTGAACTGATGGGTAAGATGTCAACGGCTAAGATAGGCATAGAAAAGAAACTGGAACAACTTGCTAATTGGGATAGTCTTTTCTCTGATAACCTGGGAGGCGATTACAAGTTTGATAAGTTATCGAACAATATGAATTCGCAGTTATTTAATGAACAGGTATGGTTAGGTAAGATGGGACTTGTACGTACTGCCAACGGATATGAACTATTTGATCGTAACAGGAATAAGGCAGCAAGTACAAACCTTTCTTATACATCAGATTACTTTATGATGGAAGGTATCCGCAAGGAAGTATATGAAAATGAAGTCATACCGGAATACAACAGTGCACAGGCCATATTTGCCATGCTTGAAAATGATCCCAAGGACCCACAGAAACAGGCAAACAACAAGGAGTATCTAAGAATCTATTTTGAAAGGGCAGTACATCATAAGAATCAGGACCCGAAGGAAACGGGCATAGATACCCCTTTTGGCAAGGTCTATTTCAAACAGGCAGCAAGATCCATTCAGCATTTATATGGGTTTTTATCATTAGGTTTTAAACCTATGATTGCCATAAAGTCAATGGTCTTTAACATGACTAAACTGATTACGGAACCTATGGTGGTAAAACTTGCAGACCTTGGTATAAATGAGAATTCAGAAAAAGCAAATAAAATGCCATCATTAACGGATATCGCAAAAGCTTTACCTGCTTCATTGCCTATTTATTGGAAAGAATTTAAAAAGGCTCGGGAATTGGCATATCTGTTTCAGTTAATTGACAGACAGGAAAGAGATGTTCTGGAAAGCCGGTTTACTAATCTTACTGAGAAGAGATGGTTAAGTGAACAATTTGCATATGTAGGCAACTGGGCTACTGATGCATGGGCACGTATGATATCAATGATAGCCTGGATGAAGAATGAAGGGTCATGGGATGCATATTCAATAAATAAAGAAACCGGAGAAATAGAATATGACGAAACAAAGGATAAACGCTTTTATGATGAGAGCGGGAAATTAAAAACAGCCAACCATGAGGATGTCATACTGCAGGGATTAAAAGAAAGACTTATTGCCCAGGGTACAATGAAAGATGGTGATACCAAACTTACCAGAGGCCATGACTATACCCTTTCCGATACTACCTTTAAATGGTTTGCTGATAAGTTCATTGTTGGTTCTATGGATGATATGTCAAAAGTCATTGCCGGTACATCATATTGGGGAGCCTTCCTTACCCAGTTCAGACTTTATTCCTTTGACAGGTTATGGACAATGGGTTTTAATGCAAGTACCAGGGAGAGTGAATGGGGAGCCGGGTTTAAAGCCGTACAGGATGAACAAGGAAATTGGGTAAGCCAAAAGGACAGACTTGTCATAGAGGGTATGTTACAGAGTTACAGTAAAGCATTAAAGGCCATTATCAACGTGAAGAATGAAGGATTGGGAGAATGGTGGGGTAAACAGTCGGCTATGAGAAGGATGAACATTATTCGCGGGGCTGTTCAGTTAGCGTTGGGGGCTGCTCTTCTGGCAATGTTTAAATCATGGAAAGATGATAAGGATGGTTTTGATGAAAAGAAATTATCCTGGGTTATCAGTGAAATATTCTTTGCCATACAAGTAAAGGATATGCTTCTGAATCCTATTCCCCTGATACAGGGAGTTACTGACTTATGGGATATGGTAGCCGGCAGGAAGAATGTTGAAGGGCTTCTTAGGTATACTGGTCCTGTTGGTGGCATGCTTGATATTGAAAAACAATATGAAAATCTTAAGGGTGAAACCGATGATGTAAAATTTGATTTCTAATGATTGATCCATTAAACATATCCAAAGGTAGTTCCCTTGATAAGATGATCAACGGGATACTCGCTATGCCCGCTTACAGGGATTATACCCGTACTGATATCATTGATTATCTGAACAGGATATCGTGGCATGAAAGCCGGTATAACAATATACCTACACAGGTAAAGAATTCTACCGGACGGTCTGCTACTTCAGCAAAAGGCTATTTCCAGATGACAGATGGTTTTGTACAGACAGCACATAACAAGATGTATTCATTGTTCAAACAATGGGGTTATGAAGCACCGGAGATGAAATATAGCCTTAATGGTATGGATTATTCCTTTGAGGACCAGGCGGCTTTAACGCTGGCCGGTGATATAGCTTTATCCAATGCCAAGGGGAATAAACTTGATTTCTATAATCCGGGTACTACATGGCTTGATGATCATTGGGCAGGTAAAGCACAACACCGTCAGGCAGCAGCAAGACAGTGGAATGAAAGCATGAAAGCTTATGATGGTAAAAAGCAGATAACAGCATTGAGTGGCATTCCGGTAGGCAATGTGAACATGGATGAATATGCAAGAGTAAAGGCGGGGTTTTACCCCAGGACAGCAAATGCAGATATAGATGGTGACAGGTTAAAGATATTGGCTGCATCACTAAAGGACTATGATATCGACATTAACAAAATGATCAAACCAATAGTACAATAACATGGATGATTTTAAAATTATCTCTGACTTATCCGATGATAAGTCGATTGTAACGGTAGCGGATATTACCGATTACACAAACAGGGCTTCATTTGGTTTAGCTATATTCTGGAGTTACGATGCCTTTGTTACAACCGAAGGACAGAATATTAGTATGCCCAATGATAATGCCTGGATGATATCGGTTACAAAGGCCGGTACAATGAAAATAGCTGCATTTCGCTGTAAGTCCTGGGTAAGTGGTGGATCTTATGCTGAACATGAGATTGTCCATTACAGCTATATGGCGGCAGGGTCAGGGAATCAATTTCCTCAGACCATGCATGCCTTTTATGTTGCCGGGGCTGCAGCAAGCGGGAACCCTGTTGACGGGAGCGGATGGACTGCCATAGCCAGTACGGATACCGCTGCTGTTAACTACGCTTTATTTGTAGCTGCTAATACGGCTGATGCCACGCAAACAGAATTACTCACCACGACAGAAAGTGTAGACTATACCCCCTTCAGTTTTAAAAAGACCGATGATTACACATATGAGATAACAGGAGTAGATACTACCTGCTATTATTGTGATCTGTATTCGTTTGGTGACTTTATCAATGACCTGGAACCATTAAACGATGATCCCCTTAAATTTTCTGATGGTGTAATAGACCTGGATGTATCTTCCTATTGTGATGAAGGGGAAAATTACGATGATATCTATATATTAAAGATTTATAAGACTACCGGGGAGACGGCCTATCTTGTTATCTATGCTTTTGACGGTATGAGAAGTACTGTTAAGACCATGATAAAAGAAATCCTTTGTAACTGTAATCAGAATGGCAGTGATCCTACGGTTATGGAAGCAAGGAAAAGAAAAAGAATGTTTTTGTTAAAGACTATCACTTCTATGTTTACGATGATAGGCATGATACATTCAGAAAAGATAGATCATTTCCATTACTTCGATATGGATGAAAGCAGGAAAGCATCATTGACCAGGGCTAATGACATATTACAGAAGGTAAAGTTGATGATGACGGATTTGAATTGTCCTTTAACCTGTAATATAGGATAAGATGAGAGCAGATGAAATATATGATCTTCAGGATACGGCTTTATCGGTTAAGGTAGGGCAATTTTTTACACTGGCAGAACAGGACATAAAAATCCTTACCGACAATGCAGTAACGGCATGTCTGTTATCAGGGGATGGTGAAGAAGAATTTACAATCCTTGCAGACCTGTATCTGTTAATGACAATGTTAATGATCTATAACATTGAAACCAGGGAATATCATGATATCAATGATTGTTATCCTGATATAAACTACATGTATACCATCTTTGGTTTTGATGAAGCACGACAGTACTTTGCTTGTAAGTACATAGATATCACGAAATATCTTGATCTGTTTGATGCCTTTGGTGTAAAGATACCGGATGAAGATATGGAAGATATAGATATAATCCCTGATATACCCCCTACAACGGTATTAGCTGGCATAGGAACGATGATCATTGAAGGATCGACTGATCCCTTTGAAATAAGTTAGCATGTCTGTAATCGCTTAAAAACACTCCAAAACAATGAATGAAGAAATAGATACCATAGAACAGGAAACAGAACAAGAAACGGAAGAAGGGGGTAATATGTTACCACCGATAGAAATAGAATACGATTATCTTATCAATTAAATAAAACATCATGGCAACACCACAAACAAGTTTAATACGTCAGATCAGGAACTGGTTCTTTGAAACTCCTGAAGGTACGTCATATGATAGGCTCTCAAAACAAAACAGACCTACCACAACAACATTCAGAACACTCCTTAACTCCGTTTTATTTGCCCGGGAAGTAGCAGATACGGCTAAAGAAACAGAAGCAGGACACGTAAAAACAGCTACTGATGCGAACGTAGAAGCACGTACTTCTTCAGCAGCAGGGGAACATACAACGGTAGTACTCCCACACCAGCTACCATGTCTTGAAGTAAATGATGGTACGGAAGCTATCACAAAAGATACCGCAGTTACAGATGAAGGTATAAGCATTACCGCTAAAGAAAAAACTGTTGCCGGTACAAAACGGTTAAATTTCAGAATAAAGGCACTGCTTGGAGGGTCTTTAAAGATCAATACAAAGAATATAGAATTAGATGGAGATGAAGTAACTCCTGACAATGATAAGTTTTATGGACGTTCAGGAAATGCAAAGGGGTGGTTTATTACCATGCCTACCTGGTTATGGGCGGGGGGCACTCAAAAGGCTTTAGTCAGCAATGGCCTTACAAGAAGCTGGGTAGCAACTTCGACATTTGCAGGTACCGGGGGATCGGGATATGCACCGGATAACCAATCATTAAAACTTACTGCAGAGACAACGCCACGTCTTATGGCTAAACTACAAGCTGTAGGAGTATCATTACCTGGTCCGGATTGGAGTACAGGAAAAGCGCCATGCATTAAATATGACGCTAATGGCATATACCTGAATGTAGATCCAGAAGCCTTTAGCTATAATGCAGCAGGACAACTTATCCTTAAATCAGGGGGTGGATCATTACCAGATAGTATCGATAGGGTTGATGACTTTGAATCCGGTGAAGTACCTACAGTGTTTACAAAGGACAATGTAGTTGCCAATACAACTGATCTTAATGGTGTAGTAGTGCTTGATACCACTGCTTCAGAAGACAGTGCTTATCTGGGATATACTGTACCCGCCTTTGGATGTGCCCAGAACGTAATAGCCAAAGCAAGGGTAAAATGTACGCTGGGTGCCAGTGCAGCTTCAATAAAAGTTGGGTTAATGGATAATGCCGCAGATGCTTCTATACTGGATGGTGTATACTTCTATAATAATGCAGGGTCATGGTACTGTGGAACGATGAAAGCCGGTGCTGATGATGTAGACTATGATGCAGGGGCGCTTGTAGATTCTGTATATGTCAATCTTAAGATTGTGGCTATGGATGATGGTTCAGCCTTATGTTATATAGAAAATGTATTGATACATGAATTTGCAGCAGGAGCGTTGGATACGACTAAGGATTTATATTTTCAGATATTGGCTGTTGATCCTTCGGGGAGTGCAACAAGGACTTATGTATATGTAGACTACATGGCATATACTAAAAACAGGTATATTGATTCGGTTCTTCCATAATTAAAATTTGAAGAGCAAAAAAAAAGGGAGCGCAAAGGCTCCCTTTTTTCATTAACAGCAACAAACCAAATCACGATTTGTATCTTTTATGGTATTTAGTAATAGCTTCTTCATCTGATACGTTATCGGATACCATGACAATAGTTCTATGGTCGATACGTACAGGATGTTTACTTCTTTCTCTTTCTATGGCATCTTCAATTATCTTGGTTTTATATCTTATATGCTTGTCATATTCAGGATTGGTAATTTCCGGTACAGAAAGTTTACCATCCAGTGACAGGGGAAGATCAAGGTTTACCCTTTTTGAAGGTTCAAGGGTTTTTTCAATGGTATCGTCAATTATAATATCGTTATCTGTTTTCTTCATTAAGGTTAGTTTATCAGTTTACTGAATTGTTCATCTGTTAAAATCATACCGGCAGCGCCTTTGTGTCCACCACCACCATACTGTTTAGCAATCAATGAGCAATCGACTTTACCATTATCATTGTAAAGCGAAAAGGCCCATTTGCCATTACTTGTCCTGTGAAAGCATGCAGCTCCATCGTATCCATCAGCATGATAATCGATCCCGAAGTTTACCGGATTGAATCGTTCTTTGTTGATACAGATGAATTTGTATGTGTGAAATTGGTCTCCTTCCTTTATTAAAGGAACATTGGGAATCTTGAATGCAAATTGAATCGGGAATCCGTTTTTATAGGATTGTTTTGCTTCGGTACAGAGATATTGATAAATATAACTTCCTTTTCTTTGTATATCTTCTACTCTTGGAAGTATGGAAGTTAGATTTTTGTATGCTTCTTCATAATTGCTGATACACTGTCTAGCTCCATATTGAAATTCAAGAACTTTCTGTTCTTCAGAGGTTCCTTTATGACGGAAACTATCATACATACCAAGGAGTCTTACAATTTCAGGCATAGGTTCATTGGGGAAGAGGAACTTCCAGGTAAGTTCACAGGCAGCAAATTCGGTATTTCTTAGCCCGTTGAACGGAAATGTTAGATCGTCATCATCTTCTACATCGATCCATTTATTATTGTCATTTATTGCTGAAATATGATGATCGATCCAAATGAATTTTGCTTTTAATCTCAGGCGAATGTCCTTCATTGTTTCGGCAGGGAAGCTAATGTCAACCATGATGACCTGATCGTATTCTAATAAATCAGGAATAGGCTGGCCGTAATTGAATCTTAAAAAATCAATTGAATTATTTTCAATATCATAAATTGATTTCGTCTTAAGAATCCACCAATGTTCGACTATAGCTGCTGACATCCATCCGTCTAAATCCACGGAATGGTAAATGCATGCTGTTTTCATTTCTCAGATTTTTTAAGTGATGAAGTTTTGAGGGTTATATGATCTCCAAAATGGAATTCAATTTTAGTGTACTCAGGTTCGATTGGCACACATGTACTACAGTGCCTAACCAGTTCAAAATGATGCGGAGAATGACAGGTACATCTTACGTCATATCTGAAATAAGTACGCTGTAATGGGCCTTCAGTACCGCATTTTTCGCATTTTCCGTATTCTGTTGCTCCAGGCATGGTTATAGGGTTTAAGATTGAAAGATGTTGTAAGAACGGGTTACACAGTTTTCCGGCAGGCTTTCGCGAGGAATACCTGCAGCTTTCCCGAATGGTTGATAAATTGCTTTCCCTTTATACATGATTGATTTGTTTTGACTCTTTGTTTCGCTTATCTACATTCCCCTTCCTAACATCAGATATTCGCGATTGATAAGCCTTTCGGCTTATATCGTATATCTGCACGTTAGCGGTCAGGCTAAAATGGTAATTCGTCAACATCAGGGCGACAATCTTCAACCTTAAATTCTACTATCTCAAAAGACTTTAAAGAGCAAAGAACAAAGGCTTTTTTGCCGTATTGTTTTGACAATCTTTTCGCTTCGTTTTCTGCACTTTCTAATGTTGTGTGCTTGTAAGTTGGTGTTCTTTCATTTTCCAGATACACCATAAAGAATACTTGTTTTGACATCTTGATTAAATTTTGTTGTGAGCATCTAAAAGCGGAGAAGCCCGAACCGCTAACACTATACCTAATAATTTATTTTGGTTGTACATGCGCATTGGTATCAGTATTCGCTATCAATTCGGGGTTGTCGTGAATGTTGCCGATTACTTCACAATCTTCGCTGTAAAATGCTTCACCGAAATAATGAGAATAAACCCATCCATCACGTTCAATGACAAATGATGCGAATTTTTCACGCCATCCGATTTCCATTAACTTATCAGTTCCGGTCTTTACAATATCTCCCTCAAAAATCTCTTTTCCTCTCTTATCTAAAAGTCCGGTGAATTGACCAACTGTTTCAGGTAAAACAGAATATGATACTTGTGATTTTACGGTATTGTCATGAACAGGCAAGATGTAATCATTAAGTTCACAATGAATATAATTACCAGACACCCATTGTCCGCTTCCGTTAATTGTTTTTTTACCTCTGAATTTTATCGTTCTCATTGTTTTTGTTATTTTAGTTTATGTGTTAATAAATTACTCGGTATAGCGCCGGAACGTTATTCACAAATTGGTTTAACTTCTGTAGGATGATACTTCCCGGAACGCATGTGACCATCAAGGCATACTCTTATATAATGTACAAATGGCGCATAATACATTATCGTTATTATGATTCCTTGTTTTCCTAATGCATTAACCCGTATACCCCTTTTCATCCACTTTTCTTTTCGTACCATGACATTGCTTTTTTAATTGCAGCTTGAATATTTGATTCGTCTATCTCACCATCGGCATAAACGCTTTCGGAATAGTCACACATGTCACAATGATATTTCCGTATCTTAATCAGCTTCATTGGCTGATTACATACAAGACATGAAGGAGGATCGTTCTCGTTGTATATTTTGTATTTCTTCTTGGATGTTCATGATTAAGCCTCCTGTTCTTGCATTCTAAATTCAAGTCTTTTATTAAGCAGTTTATCAACAGCTACATTCAATGAATCACAGAACTCACCCCACTTCTCCGTATTGTCATTTTCCATTAACTGGGAATCATTTTTCTTTACAAATCCTTTCACTACCTTCTTCATTAGGTTAAAGTTCTGTTTCGTTTGTTGGTTCAGACCACCGACATATCTTAGTTTGTCTTCAAGAACGGTCTGTTCAATATCAATAAGATCAATGAGAGCATCAATCTTGTATAAGGACCTGGCGATATTATCCATATCAGCCTGGGTCAATGTTTGTTTAATACCCATAGAGAATTACTATTGTTTCAATGGAAGGAATTTGTTCGGAAGGATAGATGATCTTCCAGCATTTAAAGAGTAGGCGTACTTCCTTTGGAGAAGTAGATAAGTTATCAATGAATGTTTTTATTTCATGTCTTACGGTAGCATGGTCCCTATTGATATATCCTCCTACTACTACTAAACCATAATCTTCTTTTTTAACACAGAAGAAACTAAATATCTTCCTGAACAATACGTATTCCCCTTTGCGTGATTTGCTCTTTATCTCGTTATCGGTAAGACCAAAGATCATCTTTAGAATATTGTATATTTCTTCTATTGTTAGTTTAAGGTTCTTGATATTTAGTTTAATCTTAAGTTCATTCATCTTTTCAGCGACATCGGTTATAATGTCTTCAGAATTTGTATAAAGTAAGTCATGAAGTACGTTTATGGCATAGTTGTATATTATGGAGTGTGGATGATAGTTCATAATGGCTTCATAGATAAAGAATGATTCTTCGCTATCTACTACAGGAATTATCTTTTCCAACCGTAACAAGGCGTTTTGCCTTATAAGCTCAACGTTGTTTTTCGTGACATGCTGTGACATATTCCTGAAGGCTTGTTGTTTTATAATCCAATAATCGTGGCTTATTGCTTTTGTCTGTAATCAGATACCTGGAAGGAGTAAATGTGTGCTGGAATAATTTCTTGGGGATAATCTTTATCACATACAATCCAAATTTATCCATCATCCATTTCTGATTGATGATAAACAGCCGAGTCATATTATTTTGATCAAAGGCTGGTTTAATTTCTACCAATGAAAAGTATTCATCAATGACTTCATCATACTTGGCAGGGAAGGGAATATCTTTCCATTCAGGAAGCATAGGATATTCAGCAGGTCGGATAAATGTTCCTCTTGCAGGTTTATCCCATAGAATAAAGAAATCAGGAGTATATATATGGCCTGAGAGGAGTTCTCTTTTTTCAAACTTATCATCTACTTTTTTTCGTGGTACCAGGATATCATACTGTACCGGTTCTGAAAGTGTGAACGATTGGGCCCGGGTAAATTGTTTGACGTAGCCGGCTTCTTTCAATTCTTCAAGCCACCAGGTAAAATGCATTTCTTCGTTAGATTCACATCCTGGAGGGAAATCAGTCTTATCAGAAAGTTTCTTAGTTACTTTCTTAGCGGGAACAATAGATACTCTGTGCGTTTCAATTATTCTTTTACCTTGTACTTGTAAAGTACCATTACTAAGAAGTTGTTGAAATTCATTTGCTGTAAATAAATCTTGGTCTGAGACTGTCATGTTTCGAGATTATAAATAGTTATTTTTCTTCTATGAATATTATCAAACCATTTTGGTTTTCAAAATGGCCTTTAGGTAAGGTTTCATTTATTTTTTCAAGAAATGTTTCCACTTCATGAGCATCGTAACCATTATCAAGTCTTTGCTGAGCAGATTTGATAGCCTTTTTTTGTATTTCACTACAAGTACACATTACGGATATGTTTGGACTCCATCAACTACTTCCATAACAAGAACGTAGTTAGCGGGTACAGTTATTAAATTACCATTAGCGTCTATGATACAATAGGCTCTCCAATTATTTAATGGATCATCCATATCAGTTAACTCAAATCTCATACCTGCTGTATAGTATTTATGTTGTAGAGAACAACCTGAACCACTATCAATCCATGGTGTAGTAAATGAACATATTCCATCTGTTTCATAACCTTTGAAATATACAGATTCATAATATGTAAATGCTGTCTGAACAACAAGATTGTAATTGATGTAACTACAACAAATTGGTGTAGCTATTTTTACATAAGTAGTTCTTGAAAAGTCAGCAGAAGAATTAAATATATTAACAGTACCAACAATTGCATTAATAACTTCATATACATTACTACAGGTCTGATCGATGTATTCATTTACATCATCTACTAAATTAATAGTAATGGTATTATTCACATCATCAAAGGTCCATACAGAATCTCTTGATATATAATGAGCATATGCTGTATAAGCATCACCACAGGTATTAGCTATTCGATATTGTAAATATAAATATTTGTAATGATTGTAATTAGTACCATCTGCAGAATAATCAGTCCAATGACTATTTGCAATAGCAGTATTGTAAGAAGTTTTATAGGTATTATAATCAGTGGCATTACCAAATGTAAGAGTGAGTGTCGTACCTAATTTTGTGATAACCATACTATTTGTCTGATCTATACAAGTACTTGTATTCCCACCAACAGCCAGATAACAAGTTTCAATATTCCCGAAATAAAATATTATTGAACCATCACCGAAATTAGTATCAATACCTTGTCCTGTCCAAACCTGACTATAGTAAAAATAATTAAATA